TCATACAGTTGTTTATGAAAAAGATAATGAAACTATTATAGATGTGGGGTTAAGTAAATTTAACCTAGAAGATTATACATTAGAATTTTTGGGAACTCCGTCTATAGGAAAAAATGGTAAAAATACTCCAGAAAAAAATTGGGTATTTTTTCAACATGATGAAGAATTGTATTGTATATATTCTGTTAGTCCATTTGTTTTATACAAAAAAGTAAATAACATTAATAACATAAAAAAAGATTGGAAGCAAATTAAAAATATAGAACTATCCAATTTTAATTTTGAACCAAGTACGGATTGTATTGTATCAAATTCTGCTTCTCCTATTAAACTAGAAAACAACAAACTATTACTTCCTTTTCATAAGCGTGATATTTATAGTAATTATAAACACGGATTTATTGTTATAAATTTAGAAACTTTAACACCAATTTATTATACAAATTATCCTGTGTTTAGTGGTGGAAGTGATTTTATAGCTGGTTCACGCAAAAACATTCTTTATTTGTCAGGTGTAGAACAAGTTAATAAATCACTTTACTTATTTTTTGGTGAGGGAGATATTAATTCAACTTGTTTAGAAATAGATAAAAATAATTTTTTAGATTATATTAAACAAAATAGTAAAACTTTAGAGTTTTAGATTGTCTATATAGTTTTTATAATCATTATAATTTAATATATACTCAATATGTGGCTTTGTTGATTTTTTTAAAAAATAACTTTCTTTAGACAAATTTCTTACACCCAATCTAATCTATGATGAAAGTGATGCTGTATTAAAATATTTTTTTCAAACAACGAGTAATAAAATAAAAGAAAACAAAGAATTTTATAAAAGCCAGTCTATGACAGGATTTTTACAAGGATATATTAACCAATATAACCAACATGGAGATTCTGGTTTAGCTTTTAGATTTTTTCATCAAACATCAACACAAAATGAACTTGTAGAATACATTAAAAAGTTAATAAATCCAAATAAATAAAATAAAAATATGAAAAACTATAACTCCCAAATGCTTTTAACAGAAATTCTTAGGATGCGAGATCAAGCACATATTTTACATTTACAGACAAATTCTTATGCTGAACACAATGCACTCCAAGTAATGTATGAGGGTCTCGTTGATATTTTTGATAGATTGATTGAAACCTATCAAGGAAAATATGGTAGAATTTATTTTCAAGGAACTGGAAAAATTGAACTCATAAATTATGATGATACTAACCTTCAAAACTTTATACATTCATCTATAAAGTTTCTAAATGAAGACATTTGGAATATGGGAATATTAGACAAAAAGCAAGACGCTGATATTGAGCATATTGTTTTTGAAGCCCAAAATTTACTTAGTAAAGTAAGCTATTTGCTAACCCTTAAATAAAATTTCATATGAATACAATAACAAATTTCTTTAAAAATCTATTTTCTATAAAAACGAGTAAAGGACTGATTGTCTTTGCTTTTTTATCAGTGCCTATAATTGCATCTTTTGTATCAACATTTCACATTTACCATTTATTTCAACTGGGTAATCCTGTTTGGATTGCATTGATGCTTGCACTTGCTTTTGAAATAGGTTCACTTTCAATAATGCTTGCACTTGCTGTATTAAATAAGCTAAACAGGAACCTAGTTTGGTTTATATTTATAGTTATCTTTTTAATGCAGATAATCGGTAATGTTTACGATAGTTATCGATTTATGGATGTTATGCTTGAAGAAAATCCTGAGTGGTTAAAGTCTTTTAATTCACTTTATAAAAATATTTTAGAAATGTTTGGGGTTTTAGTAAAAGATTTAGAAAAGGAAAAAATACAAACAATATTGTCTTTAATAATTGGACTTCCTATACCAATTATCAGTATTTCTTTCTTTAAGTCTTTAACCCAATACTTGGATAATTCAAGTGAATCCTCGAATGATGTATCTATTGAAAGTGCTTCTAATGAAGAAAAAGAAAAAATTGAAAGTGAAGCCAGATCAGATAACAATACAGAACCGAAAAAACCTGAAAAAATAGAACCTGATAAAATCAGTTCTAATTTAGTTCAAGAACAACCTTCTAAACATGTCATTGATTACGTAGATTCAAAAGTTTTTGAAACCGTTAAAAGTAATCTTTTCAAATCCTTAAAAGAGAATCCTAAAAATAAGAAAAGGGTTGTTAAGAAACAACCCACTAAAAAGTCAAATACTGGTGGTGTTAGGATTAACAGGAGTAGTAATTAGTTGCTAGGATTTGTAAACTGAAAATCAACTTCATCGTAATCGTTTTCTAATTCTGTTAATTCATCAGAAATTTCGTCATGGGCGTCTAAAACATCATCCGCATTTCCATTAAGGATAATTTTTATACTATTTCCACCAGCCTCAAGACTTACATCTATATTACCTGATTTGTATTTGTTAACTATTCGTTCTACTTGATCTTCAATATCACTAGCGTCAATTTCATCATGGTTATCTGCATCAAATGTAATTTTAAAGACTACAGATTCTTCCTCATCCATTTCACTAACTTTATTTTCATTCATTTTAGTAAATTCAGTAAATGATGGAATTTTGCCTTCTTGTAGTTTAGTGTGTTTATTCATAATTGTATTTTTTTTAGTAAATCCAAAAACCTTTTTTCATTTCAACTTCTTGAAAGTTAACTTCCTGTTCTTCCAAAAGTGAACAACCATTAATTATAGCTGAACTAAAATCTTGAATACTACTAAAATTTAAGTCAAAAATAATTTGACCGTTTTCATAACTTTCAACTCTAAATGATCCATCATGCTTACTTGAAATGTTACTTACAACCCTTTTTATTTTTTCATAAATATTTGCATTCATTTCTTCAGCTTTACTATGGTTATAAGTTATTTTAATTTTAAATCCAGTAGGTTCGCCGCTAGATGTTGAATTTTCTTTTAGTAAATGTTTATTCCTTATTTTTCTTGTTTTTTTCATTTTTTGGTTTATATTTTTAACTAATATAAAACTAGTCATCCATAACTTCATCTGTCATGGAATCCGTTCTTTTTATATAGCTTTTAGTAAAGATTCTATTTTTTTCGGTTTGCCATCTATCAGATAAATTCTTCAAAAACTTTTCATGATCACTTATAGTAAGTTGTGAAGGGTGTTTAACTGAAAACTCTTCACAAATTTCTTTAAACAAATTATCGTAACTTTGTTTGCTTTCTAATTCTCTGTTTTTGGAGTTGTGGTTTTCTTTTAACCACTCTTTGTAATTCTTTGGCATAGTTTTTTAGTTATTTATTTACAATGTTTTTAAGTTCTTCAAGATGCTTATCATATTTTTTAAACATTTTATTATACCATTTTTTGAATTGGTTAATAAGACCTTTAATAGCATCTTTAATGTAATCTTTTATTTTCTTTTCATTAATTGATAAACTTTCTTTGGTTTTATCAGTTTTATAAGTGATTCGAGATTTTCTAGTTGTTTCTTTAATTGTTGTGTAGTCTTCTCGAAGTTGCTCAATCATTTCTTCTTGTTCTGGAAGCATTTCTATAAGTTTATCCAGTATAGCTTCATAATCAACATCTTCTTTTCTGGATTTACTTTGTTTGGAAACTTTTAAAACAACTTCATTCGTTTCCATTACCCGTGTTAAAACTTTATCTTCTTCATCAAAATTTTCATCTGCATATTCGCGTATTTCTGCTTCCAGTTCTTTCTTTTCTTTCTTTAACTTGTCAAGTTGTGTTTTAACTCTATCATATCTATTTGCTAATTTGTTGACTTTTCCAGCTTTTCCACCTTTCATAAAAGCAATAATTGAATCTGCCTGTTTCTTAACAGTTTTTATCGTATATTCAACCATTGTACTATCTTTGCGAGCCTCATTTATTCCTTCATGTAACTCACTAAGATCAATATCATAACCATAAAGTTTTTCACTAATAAATTGGTCAAATGTTTTAATATTTTTTTCCATTGTATATTTTTTATTATTTATTTTAATTAAAAAATATAACTTCTAGTTTAACTGGATTGTTTTTTAGTTTTTTCTCTATGTTTAGATGAACAACTTAACGTACAAAACCTTTTGTTTCTTTGCTTTTTGTTATCTACCGTTTCAAATTCTTTTTTACAGTTTGAACAAACTTTTGTTATTTTTGAACTTTGTACTTTTCTATTCTGTCCTATTTTTTTCATATGTTCGGAATACTCATATTCACTATCAAACTTATTTCTAAGTCCCCAATAACCCAAATTTGCTATAAATCCAATTTTGTGGCGAGCATCTCCTCCTATAAGTTTATTGTAGTACATTTTATCTTTGACAACTTCTTCTGTTATTAATTTTGCTTCCTTTTCATACATTTCTTCTTCACCTTTACAATCGTAAAGCACTTCTTTTTTGAAGTTTTCTTTTCCATATTTTTTTATGGCATTTTTAAGATGTTTTCCCGATCCAAGATAACCGTCATATGGATTATCGGTTACATGGGTTCCAATATACTTTTTGCCGTTTAACAAATTGATAGTTTGATAAACAGTGTAGTGTTTTTTTCCTTTACTATTACCCATTTGACTATTTTTTTATGTGATTACTCAAGACCAATTTCTTCTGCCAAATCAGAATCCGCTCTTTGTCTGGTTTTTCCATCTACTATAAATGAATATACGCGAGCTATTGCCCATTGATTTGCTTGTGTTCCTTTTCTATGGCTTGTTTGATAGGCTGCCAGCCCCCTATCATAAACTTCAGATAGAGCATCTTTAAGTTCGGATTTATTAACGCCTAGGTTATCGTGTGTTTTTTCCGCAACTTCTTCTATAAAGGCATCTTTTCCACTGCCTTCACCATCAAGTTCACCATATTTATCATGAAACTTTTTGGTATATTGAGATTCTTTTTCATTAATCCGAAAATTTGAATTCCATTGTTCTTTTATAAATTCGTTAAAGGTTGGAAGTTTGTTTTTCATATATTTTTTACTTATTTATTATTAAGCTAAGTTACCTTTTATATCTCTAAGATTATCATTCATTTCCTGAAGAAGTGATTTAAGTTCTTGCAGTTCAGTAGTTTGAGACATGGCAGCCTGTGATTGCACGTTGCTTCCTTCCCGAACTTGTTCACGAACCCGTCTTGTTTCTTCTTTAATTTGTCGTTGTTCTTCTTCACCCCCACCCTGATTTTCATTGCCTCCACCAAACATACCCCCTAAAATGGATTCATTGCCACCTCCTTCAGCAGTATTAGTAGCAACTCCTTGTTGTACATCACTTCCAATGTACATATTAAGACTTTGCTGTTGCATATTTTGAATTACTTCATAGCCACCACCAAATATTTCAGCCGTTTTTTTAAGTCTTTCCATTTCAATTGAATTAATAGATTTAGCCATATTACTAACAGCTTTTTCTATTCTTTCAAAATGTTTAGCTACAGTTCCAAAAGTTTGAACTTGGTCCGAGAGCGTTTTAATATTTGCAGTAAATTTACTAAGTTCTTCTTGTTTTTTCTGAAGCATAGCATCTTGTTGGGGATTAAAAACACTTAAAACCGATGTAAGGAACTTTTGTAAATTTTGTGCTGAGCTTGTAATTTTAGTGGGTTTTAATTCTGTTACTTGTTTAATCGTGTCAGTTACTGTGCTTATTTTATCCATTACTTTTTTGGTTATTTTTAAACCAGTATCAACATTTTCTTTATTTTGTTTATATTGTTTTCCAAAATGATAAAATGCGTTGCCAAATGCAATTAAAATTCTATTTGCATTATCACCAGCTTTTGATATTTGACCCTCTTTAATTTTTCTATATTCAACAACTTCTCCCTTGTTATTAATTACAGGAAATTCTAATTTTGCATAGGATGCAATAGCAGATGCAAGATTACTAAGTATTTTGCCTGTTCCTTTAATACTTTGCATTCCTATTTTAATATAATTTGTATCACCACTAAATAAAGATGAGAGCATACCATCATCTGATTCACCTTTTGCAGCCTTACCAACTTCAGCAAATGCCTCGCCCACGGCAGTAAGAACCTTTATCATATTAGTTTTAGCTCTATCTATATCTCCACCCTTTCCAGTTGTAAGTTGAACTTTTTTCTTAGGAACAACTTTACCATCCTTTATTTCATGTTGTATAAAAGTCATGTTAGCATATTTAGGAATTGCTTCTGCAAGTCCCACTAAAATTTTACCAGTTCCTTCAAGACTTTTCTTACCTTCTTTTGCGTAATTTTTATCATCACCTAATATACCACCCTTTTCAACAACATTTCTACCAACAGCCGCGAAAGCCGACGCAACTGTTGATATTGTAGTTATAATATTCATTTGAGCTTTTCTCATTTTTTCAGGAGTAAGTTGCGTTTTCTTTTTCGGAACAACCTTTGCATCCTTTGTTCCTGCATTTACAACTTCATATTCAGTAAATGTAAGATTTGCAAATTCTTGAACACCCCTTGCTAAACCAGTAAGTACGTTACCAATACCTTGTAAACTTGCAACACCTTTTGATACAAAACCACCTTTACCACCACCTATAAGACCAACAAGTTGTTGACCCATTGATGTTTTAGGACCCATTCCCATTTCTAATCTACCAACTTCTGCAAGTGGTCCAGATATAGAAGTAATAATTTTTGCCATACCTTTACCAACTCTGTTAAAGTGATCTTCGGTTAGTTGTACTTTTTTAACAGGTCGGAGTTCACCATCTCTATATTCGTATTTTGTGAATGTAAGGTTTGCAAATTCTTGAACACCCCTTGCTAAATCTGATAAAACATTACCAGCATCAGAAAGTGCCGCAATACCCGCCATCATTTTGGCCGGATTAATACCTTTTTCTTTTGCTTCTTCACTCATAGGATAGGAAAATACTTCAGCTATTTTTGTAATAGCACTTTTCATTGTATTGGCATCTTCCTGAGTAAAACCAGTAGCTTTAAAAGCAGCCAGACCAGTTGCAATAGTGATTAAAGCTGTACCTGCTATAACCATTGCGCCAGCATGTGCAATAATTATTCCCGCTTGAGCACCCGCAGCAACAGAACCACCTAATTGTGATAAGAAACCACCGCCAGATGGAACACCTCCTACAGTTTCCTTTACGGTTCCAACGGCCATTTTTAATTTTTTAGAGTCGCTTTGTGTAAAGTTTGTTGCTTGAAATATCATTAACCCTATACTAATAGTAATAAGTGCGGTTCCCGCTAGTATCATAGCTATAGAACCTGTTATTATTAGAGGAGAATATAGTCCTGCTGTTTTAAATTGATCAATAATACCATTCATTACGTTTTTCATCGTTGGTATCATTTCAGTTGAAAACATATTAAGAGATAAACTTAAAAGCATCAAACCCACACTTAATATGATTAAAGACACACCAACCATTGTCATAGCAATAGCACCAGGTATAACAAGTGCTGCCATTGTACCTGCTTTCATAAAGGCAAAACTAAGACCCATTATAATCTTTTTAGACTGATCTATCATATTATCTTCAAACAAAGACAATGCTAAACTAAATAACATTAATCCTATTCCTAGTGATATTAATGCAACACCTACAATTAAAAATGCAGCTCCACCAGCCATCATAAGCGGTGCAACACCACCTGCTGCACTAAACACAGCTACCAAACCACCTAGTATTAAAGTGGACCTAACAATATTAGCAGGATTATTAAAAAATATTGTACTTGCTGCAGTAAATATCATTAACCCTATACCAAGTGTAATAAATGCAACACCCATTATAGTTAATGACAGAGCACCCAACGCTATCAAGCTGGAAAAGTTACCTGCCAATATTCCAATACCAATTATAGCACCAAGAATAACTGCAAGCTTTAAGAGCCGCCCCCCTTCTATACCACCAACAAACACGTCAAAAAAGTATATAGAAAGACCCAATGCAAAAATTCCTGCTGCTAGTTGAACAAAAGTCCAACCAGGATTAAAACGTGTTACTTTACTCATAAGATAATTAAAAGCTACTATTGATAGTAAGAAGAAGTTAAACTTTAATATCCCAGCAAATGTTATAAAGTTTGAAAATGAATATACTGCCAGCGTTAAAACAGTTATACCTAAGGCTAAATAAATGAAATCTTGACCAACTCCATATTCACCATCTCTACGTTGCATTCCCCTGTTTAATAATTTTAACGGAAGCACAATTAACATAACAGATAAAGAAAAGAATAAAACATCTGCGATACTTATAAAGTTACCAAAGAAATAAACTGCAAATGCTAAAACAAACATTCCAATGGCTAAATTTCGCATTGATTCCGTTGCATTACTTGTTTTTTCTTTATCACTTACAGTATTAAATCCTTTGTAAATACTTCGTGCTATAATTGGAAACATAATAGCTGCTGGAAGCCCCGCCAACAGTAAAGGAGTTGAAACAGCAAGTGCAAATGAAAAGCCAATAAGTACATTTCTAAACTTTTCAATAGCCTGTGCACCACGATAAAGTCTTGCTGTATTCATTTCCCTGAATTCCCTATCAAATCTTCGTATTATATCAAATATAGCATCAACCGCCCGTTTACCACGTTTTTCTAATCTGGTGCCCGCTTTTTGTATTGCTTTAGCAAAGTCTTCTATACTGTTTGTTATGGTTTTTACAAACTTTAATCCTTTTCCTTGTCCTTCATCTGCTTCCTTATTAATTCTATCTAGTATTTCTGCTATCGTTATTTTGCCATCAGCACCCCTAGCTGCTTCATCAAGTTCTCTTAAAGAACCAGAAAGACCCTTTAATCTATTAGAAAGCTTAGTAAGATTTTTAAGTCCTAACATGCTAGCTAAGTTGGGACTAACACCACCTTGTGCAGGTTCAGCTTTTCCTCCACCAAGACCACCCATTACTTTGCTAGCAGCCATAGTGCCCGCCATACTAGACATCATACCACCACCAGCTTCTTCTTTAAATACGTTTATTAGTTCATTAATACCCGTGTTTACAGATTGAAGTGTTTTTAGTTGTTGATTTTGAATCTGCTCTATTCTGCTAAATATTGAAACTTGTTGTTGTAGGTATTGTTCCAAGCTACTAGGGGTTTTTTTATTTATTTTATTCTAGCTAAAAAAAAAAACCCTAATGAAAACATTGGGTTTTTAATTAAAGTAATTTAAAATGGTTTTTAGTAATTAAAAAAAGTTTTTTACATTTTGTCCAAATGAACAAAACCTTTTATATACTTGATTGCCTTCATTACCTTCACTTCTTGTAATAGCATTTTCTTCTATTAGGCTATGATTCCAACCCAGTGCATATATTCCAATGTATTCATTTTTTTTGTTTCTAAGAAGCCCTATTATTATAGATTCTATTCCATACTCGAATTTAAGTAATTGAAAGTCTTGATGCCCCAAAGAATCTACATCATTATTTTTAATATTGTTTGTAAAAATTACTTTATCTTCTTTGTTAAAAATTTCATTAAAAATATTTGAATACTTTGTTATTGGAATTCTTTGCATACTGTTCCAATTAGGATAAGTTCCCGGTGAAACAGTTTCATGTGTTATAGTAAGAAAGTAACTGTGCATGTTTTCTCGCGTGAACTGAACTCCGTTATGAAATCTAGCGATAAAAGCTCTATCTGCATTTGTTTTTATTCTAAGTTCTTTTAGTCTTTCATTAACAATATGAACTTGTTCAAAATTTTTACGAAAATCTTTGTTAAATTTATCTTTTTTTAATTTTTCAATCCATGTTTTTAACTTAGGCATTATAAAAACTTTAATTATGCCCGTTAAAATACCAACAAGTATTACCGCTGCAACTATTCCAATTTCAGTAAGAAGGGGAGACAATATTTTTACTTTATCAAAAAATTCCATTTTATACTAGTAATATTTTTTTTTTATTCGCTTTTATTTTCCATAGTTTTAAGGACTTTTGTAATTAATGGATTACGAACAATATCTTCATCAGAAAATTCTACTAACCCTACTTCTGAAAGATTATTTAACTTTTTTGCCCAATGCTCAAGTGCCACATTTTTTCCAATGTCAGACTGTTTTGTATCTCCCGTTAATATTAACTTTGAATTTATTCCAACCCTAGTTACTAAAAGTTTCATTTGAGAATCAGTTATGTTTTGAGCTTCATCAACTAATATAAGTGAATTTTTAAATGTTTTTCCTCTTAAATAGCTAAAGGTTTCATAATTAGCTAAATCATGGTCAATTAAACTTTGCGATGGTTTGGGTGATGTATAATATCCATTACCGTTTTGTAATATTTCATCTATTATCATATAATAAACGTTTAAAAATGGATCTATTTTTTCATTAATATCTCCGGGCAAATAACCAAGATTTTCTTCTGCTTCTACAGCAGGTCTTATTAAAATTATTTTATCATAATTATAGTTTTTCTTATTATTTTTTCTAAGAAAAAGTTTAAGTGCTGAAAAAACACTAATAAAAGTTTTAGCTGTTCCTGCTGGTCCAATAGCAAAAACAATATCTTTTGAATCTATGTTTGAATAAAGCTTTTTTTGGTTTTCATTTAAGAAGTTAACTTTGTTAAGAACTTTAACATCAACTATATTTTCACGAGCATCAAAATAATTACTTTCATGGTCACTTTGGCCGTTTTGGTTTTTCGTAGTATTCTTTTTCTTTGACAAATTAATTGTTTTTTGTATTTATTTTTTGTATAATTGAAAAATGCCGTTTTAGAACCATTAATTTATTTTTTCTGCTTTGGTTGGATCAACTTTATAACGTTTTTGACGTTCCGGTACAAAAACAATAAGAAACGTTCCTTCACCTGTAGATTTAGATACTATTATTTTTATTAGTTTTCCTTTAAGTAGATCATTATTCCTTTCAAATTTTACAGTATCACCTATTTGAAAATTATCCGTATAATCATTCTGTTCTGGTTCGGGATCTTCTTTTGGTGATATGGGTCTAAAGGTTTGGTAAGGTAAAAACTTTACTGTATAAAAAGGTGAATCATAACCTAATGTTCCATAAGCGAAACTGGCTGTTGTATGTATAGATTCTTCATCTACTTGTTTATCTTCTAAAAATTTTTGAAATGATCTTAATTTCATTTAAATTCTAGTTTTTTTACTTCAACTTTATAATTATGTGGATTATGTAAAATAACATTTGGTAAACGTTGCATTCCTATTGTGTTTTGAAAATAAAAGTTAAATAAACTTGAATACTTTTCTATGGATTTTCCAATAAGTTTATCATTAAAAGTAATGTTTCCTGATATAGGCGTTCCATATCCACTATATCCATAATAATTTGTATAGTCTTGACCTATCTGATCATCTACCAGAACTTCTATCTGTTTATCAAAATCTCCATTAATTAGATTTCCATAAGTAAAATTACCACTAATATTAAAGTATAAAATCCCCTGCATAAGGTCTTCGGGGTTTAATGTATAGTTAATATATGAAAGAGGGCTTAGTTCTATGTTGTAAGTAAATATAAGCTTGTTATAGTTTGTATCTAAGAACTCTACTTTTTCATCATTAACAAGTGTTTCTCTTTCTAAATTGCCTGTGCTAAAATCAAGCATTTTTATATTAGAAGAATAAACTTCTTTACTAAAGTTTATAGGACTATCATTTTGATATACTTCTATTTGGTTTTTATCGCTATAAGTATCTAACACAAAATCAAAATTTAATTTAAGTTCAAATTTATCAAAGTTTTTATAATCAATAACATTTAAGTTTCCATCACCCGATAAATCAAAAATTCCAGTGTGTCTTTCGTTTTCATCGTTTCTTTCATAACGCAAATTAATCCAACTCTTGTTAATATCATTTTCAAGTTGTTGTTTGCTGTAATCTACCACAAAAGCAATCCCTTTAGGATTTGGATCTGAAAAATGATTAATTGTTAATTTTTCATATGGTTTTAATTCATATTCAGATATATCAAAAAGTTGAACCACCTGTTTAGTGTCATCTAAACATAGTGATCCCATTTCCTTTTCTGTTTCTAAAATTTTAATGCAGTTGCTTGAAAACCGCATTACTTTGTAATCATCCTCAAATGAATCACACTGATCTATATAAAAACTATTTGGAAAGCGGTGTTTTAAGTACAAAGTGTGTTTTTTGTTATTTATTAGATAGTGTTAAAAATAAAAACCTAATAAATAATAAAAAAAAGCAAATTGGAAGACATTAATAACATTTGTGTACTTATTGAAAAAAATAGTTCAGAACTTCAATCTACATTAAAAAAGCTTTCAAAGGATACTTCTTTTAAGGTAATTAATACTCTTTGCAAAAATAACAATAAAGAAGATCTTATAAAAGCTTTTAATAATGGATTAAAAATTCCTAAATCATTTGTTGAATTTATGCAATATTCAAATAATTTTGATGAAGAGATAGAACAAATTATTTTTGAATATTATGAACACCAAAGTTTAGTATTTTATTCTAAAATTTATGTAGTTTTTTTACTAATTATAATTTTAGTTGGGTTTATCATGTGGACTTGAATTTTGATGCAAGCTTATATGTGATTTCTTTTCTTCTATTTTCAATTAAATTTTTTAATTGATCAAGGCCGTAACAATTATAACTATCCATTAATTCGTATCTTCTACTTGTTTCTTCTATCTTCCAATTAAGTAAACTCACTTTATTAAACTTATCGGACAAGTTTACGAGGCCTTCAAAATTATTAGAACTTTTTAAGTTGTTTTTTTCTGTATCCCAAATTCTTATTAATTTTAGTATTGGTATTATTAAATCAGAAAAACAATACTTTTTTTCCAAAGCATAAAAAAGAGTGTTTGCTTCACTGTAATTTCTTATTAGCAATTTACCAGTAACCCCGTAGTAATCAACTATAAAATATAATGTTTTACCCATGCATTGTATTTTATCATGTACAGAAAGTGTTGAATCTAAACTACTGTTAAATAAATGCTTTATAGCTGTTATATCCATAAAAGACAAGTGAAACATATACCTAAGTTTACGCCGCACATCAATATCTTTTTCCATTTCAAAGCATTTTAACAAATCTCTAGTTATTTCAAATTTTAAAAGTCTGTATTTTTGGTGTATTTTGTAAAAACCATTGTTTAATTTTAATAAACCCTCTACTCCTGTTTCATCTGCCCAAGCACCGCTTACAATATCATCCAAAACATAGGATTCAATTCTTTTTAAATTATTAAAGTTTTGAATAAAACTTTTTGAAGTTGTTTTATATATTGTATTTTTAATATGATTTAGTGGGTAGCTATCTTTTTCTGATTCAAGGCAAAGTTCCACAAATTCTAAACTAGGAAAGAAAAAATTAGAATAATTAGATGCCATATCAACATTGAATCTGTTTTTAATTTCATTTAATATGTTCAAGTTATTGTAAATAAAGTTTTCATCAATTAAGTGCATGTGAAATTCAAAAAAGTCGATGAGTAACTCACGTATATCATGGTAATTTACTGAATCACTTTTAGTAAGTTCTGTTAGTACAGGCCCAATTAAATCAAATCCATGTTCAAAAGCTTCTTTACTATCAAATTGAACAAAATCCAAAACTTCAGTTAGGTTTTTAACATTTAACTTTTTTAAGCTATTTTCAAAAACTTTAAGGTTTTCTAAATCTTTTATGTAAATAAAACGATTTCTTATATCGGTTTCATAAGGACTCATTATTAGTTTTTTTAACTTTACTAAATCGTTATATCCATGTTTTACATAAAGTTTAGTAAGAAAATTGATTTTATAAAAAGCCACTGGGTAATCATAAGTATTCACAACATTTCCTCTCATGAATTGAGAAAGTAACTTGCTTTTTTTATTTTCTATAAGGTAATCAAAAAAGGCATAAGAAAAAGGTTCGTCTGTAGTTTTTTCTAAACCTTTACATAATTCTTGATGTAGTTTTTTATTTATATAGTAAAAGAAAGAAACTTTTTTTGAAGTATCAATGTTTTTATGAATTTCATTAAAAAAGTTTATCAACACTTCATAATCAAAGTATTCACTTTCTAGGAAATTATAAAAAGTACTGTTAATTTTTTTATAGCCATCATGCTCTTCTTTTATTTTATTTGAAAAAGTAATTAAATCGTATGTTAATCCCTTTAAGTCGAAGTCGCAAAACGCATCATACTTTTCTTTTATATTATAGGTCATAGGTACTTGTCTTTTAGTAAACTGTAAATTCAAATATAATAAAAATCAAACGACGTAGCAAGTAATGTTAAAAACTCTTTTGTAAACTAAAATAAATAACAAAAAAGAAAATGGCAAAAGTCACATTCGATCAAGTCGATTCTAACGATAACAATGTTAAAACATTTCTGCAGCCAGCCAGCGGAACAAAAACAAGCCTGTTTCTCAAAGAGCAGGGAATGAATATACCCCCAGTTTTACACGTTGCAAAATCTATAAATGGAAACTATCAAGAATTTCCACTAGAGGGTAGTTTCTTCTTTTATTCTAACTATGGAGAAGCGGGTAGTTATAATCAATCTAACAATGAATACACACTTACAAATGTAACTAATTTTTCGACACCACCCCAAACACTAGGAAGTGGTGAAAAGGGTCTTCAACTTTTTGTAACATTTAATAAAGGTGTAAATCCTAAAAATGATACTAATAATCCTGTAACACTTGTTTGGGGTTCTAACATATTTAACTTAGTTTATAATTCTGGTAAAAATGTTTATGATATACAAGATGGTGAAGTTTGTCAACTTGTTTTTGATGGTAGTAATTTTGTGGTGTTTCCTCCAGAAAGTGCTAATGTTGTAAATGCAAATTATAGCGTTGTAAAAAATCTTAAAGATAACGCAAACCTAATACCGGGAATTTTATATCGAATTGCAGATTTTATAACTTCATACAAAGATGAAACTGGACAACAAGTTAATTCTGCAAGCCAAATGAACTTTGCTGGAGTTCCAGAACCTTTGTATGTATATGCAACATCCGAAAATTCAATTTCCAAAACAGCTTACTCCGAATTATTTCCAACCGATATAATACATTATACATTAAATAACTATGCATTTGCTTCAGCAGGTAAAGGAAAAATAACTTATAGAAAAGATACTCAATACAACATTGAAGCAGATTTTGATTTTCGTGGAATGGCATTTCCGATATGGTTTAATAATCAAGGAGAAAGCTCCGCAACAGGAACATTAGATGCAGATCAAGTAGCTGATGATTTTGTTAGGCACTATTACTCTACTAATACCTTAACAATAATAAATTCTGGTTCTGATATTAATACATCAGAATATAATGGAAAACCAATTGAAGTAAATCCAGATTTTAATACATTTGAATTTTATACTGTGTTTGGAACCCAAGATAGATTTGATGCTAGTTCAACAGGATCAATTGAACGGAATATTAGTATTTTTACTGACGATGTAGAAATCCCCCAAATTTGTTTCCCAACATATTTTAGACTTGAAAATGTTGAAATAAAAAGTGGTAAAAATTGGATAATAGAAGGAGGTGATATTCAATTTCTTCAAATCAAAAGACTTGTTAGTAGTTATCTTTCTGGTAAATTTAAAAATTCGACAGTAGGTATGATTAATAACAGTTTCCAACAAATTGAAAATTGTTTAATTTCTTTTGATACTTTTGAAAACAACATAATAGATGCTAATTTATTGAATTGTTTTATTTTTGGAAAATTCATACGAAACAAAGTGTTTGCTGGCCGTTTATACAATCAAAGATTCTTAAACTACTACGATAGAGAAGCAGGATTCAAAAATTCATACTATGATGAAAATTTTGGATCAACATTTTTCCTTCCTTACTTAAAAGACTTTAATGAATACACTATTAACCAAGGAAGTGCCGTTTATGAGTTGGGGCGTTTGGAAACGTCTCCAATTGAAATTCGAGAAGACTTTAAGTTTGTTGGTATTTGGGGTATAAATTACTTAGACGTAAATCCATCAACACCCGGAGATGAAAAACTTGATTCAATTGTTAAAATAGAATATGTAAACAACACAGAACCACACAAATCTAACTTTAAAATTAGATTTGTAAGTTTTCTTTATGATTATCCAAATTTTGGTCAATCATTTAATTATGGTGGTATTTTATTTGATGATAATTTGAGTATAATAAAGAATATTAAGAATGGATCAAATACAACTGACAGTGGACAATTTACAGTTGAGGCCACGTCAAGTTACGAACTATTTCCCAATGGGTTAGACTTCGTTGAACTTGAAGTTGAAGTGATAGACACGGGACAATACTTTTTTAAGCAATATAATGCAGTCAATTACGAACAATAAATAACTAACTAAAAAAACTAAAAACTATGGAATTTGTAAAAAAACACATCACAAAAATTATTTTGGGAATTCTTTGCGTTTTTAATTTGAGTCTGTGCTCAAATCTTAATCACACACAAAAGAATGTATCAAAGCAGACCGCAGAAATCAAATCACTACAAAACAAAATAGACACACTAAACCACAACTTTCAGGTGCGTTTAGCTATTGAAAATTATCGTAGTACCATGAATACCGTTTATGACAATAATGCAATTGTCAGAACTGTAAAGCGGCCAGATGACCGAATGAAACACTATTCAAATAAAATTGATAGTCTTAGAGGAAAACTCTGGAAATAACTTAAGAATCAAAAAGTATTCCCGCAGTCTTACATGATTGCGGGAATATTTGTTAAAATAACCAGCAAATATGAAAAATGAAGACAAAAAACCATCTAAATTTTTACAAACATTAAACGGCACAATGTTTATAGTATCAATGCTTGCTATATGCGCCGCTTTAATAATTGAAAATAAAAATAATGATTTAAATTTATACTTCTCTTCAAAAACTTATATGCTAACTGGAATAGTTTTGTTGTATTTAGTATTCATAGTGCCTTTAACAATTTTTTTAAATAAATGGTATGAATGGGTTGTCGGTTTACCATTATTATGTTCAGTTCCAACATTTATTATTGGTTTCCTTACAGACCATTTTGATTTATGGTTCAGTAAAACTACTTATATATTAATTGCTGTTGGTATGTTTGTTATAGCATTAGTGTTAAATAAAGTCTTTAAACACCGAACCGATAATTAATGTAAATATTCATATCTGAACTAAACCGTTGATAAACTAAAGCCTTAGGGGATTGGCAAAATTCATTAAAGTTACTTGCTAAACGTTCTACATATTTTGGCCCCATGCCTTCCTTTACATAACCAAAACAACATGAAAAACCATTTATTGTGTTTTTGTTTGGGATATCACAAGTTATATAGTTTTGAAGTTCGATTAATTTATCACTTTCAATTTTATAGTGGAGTTCATCATAACCTTCTTTAGAAACATATTTTATTCCAGTAAAGTTAATTTCAAAACCTTCAAACTTTTTTAATGTGTAAGATACTTGCTTTTGGTGATAATTTGCTTTTATGTTATTAACCAATTCAACAAATGGTTCTTCAACCTTATTGCCAGTTTCCAATTCCCAAATTTCATTTTTCATATTGTTTGGAACAAAAGTTAAAAATATAGAGTTGGATTTTCTAAATGGGTTTACTTTGTTTGTTTTTTCTATAAATTTCATTTTTAATGTGATTATTTTGTTTTAGTGATTAATATGATCAGCATTTTTGTCTTCAGTAAAGTTATAATATATTTTTATATATTTTACTTTTTCAATTAATGCATAAAATACTTGTTCAAATTTTAGAATTATAGGTTTTCTTACTGGATCATTGTAAATAATAGGTGAAATTGTTTTTTGAAATATTTTGCCTTTATATTCAAAGCCAGTATTTAATAAATTGTCATTTCTTTTTCGATATACATTATATAACCGTTTACCAAATTTATTATAAGAATTTGAGTAGTTTCTTTCATAATAGTTTGGACCCCTCCCTTGTGTTAAAAAACGAAATATATTATTATTAATCATTTTAGTTTTCTTTATTTATTCTGTTAAACTTTTATTTCACCTTCAACATCAGAAACAGCTTTTACATCTTCTTTTGTAAAATTTTCTCTATTAAATCTACAATCAAAATCACCTCCAACTTTTTCGGGTGCACTTTGAAGAGATGTTAATTTGTTAAACGTACAACTAAAATCACTTCCAATTTTTTTAGGAGCACCATCAAGGGAAGTTAATTTATTATGAGAGCAATCAAAACGACCCCCAACTTCTTCAGGTCCTCCATCAAGGGATGTTAATTTATTATTCATACAATAAAAATCATCCCCAACCTTTTTAGGTGTGCCCTTAAGGGATGTTAAATCATTCCTATAACAAATAAAACTACCCCCAACCTTTTCAGGAGCACCCTCAAGGGAAGTTAATTTATTAGATCTACAAATAAAATTATCCCCAACCTTTTCAGGAGCACCTTCGAGTGATGTTAATTGGTTTCCACTACAGTTAAATTTACCCCCAACTTTTTCAGGGGCACCTTTAAGGGATGTTAAACTATTACCAAGACAATTAAATTCACCCCCAACCTTTTTAGGTGCATCTTCAAGGGATGCTAAATTGTTATGGGAACAATCAAAATCACCCCCAACTTCTCCAGGTGCACCTTCAAGAGTTGTTAATTTATTAAATATACAACTAAAATTACTCCCAACTTTTTCAGGTGAACCTTCAAGTGTTCGTAAATTATTAAATTTACAATCAAAATCACCCCCAACTTCTCCAGGTGCACCTTCAAGGGATGTTAATTTGTTATACTCACAATTAAAATTACCACCTACTTCTTCAGGAGCACCCTCAAGAGAAGTTAAGTCGTTATTAGAACAGTAAAAATCACCACTAACATATCCAAACTTATAGTTTTTTGTAATTTTTTTAAAAACTTCAAGTTTTCTACGTAAATTTACATCCCCATTAACACTAATTGTGTTTCCATCTACTTCAAAAGTTCCTTTAACAAAATCATTTAATATAGCTTCAATTGAAGCATCTGGATTATAAGCACATCTTCCCTCGTCATATAGTCCTTTAAGTTGTTTGTACTTACTTTTACTCAACTTTTGATTCTTTTCTAGCCAAGCATCAATTGTTTCTTTAAATCCCTTTACTGGTTCTCCTTTAATTTCTTTATAATTATCTCTAAATAAAGCAATTTCTTCACTATCTTCACTAACATAAGGTTTTATTAAAACCCGTGCAACAGGGTTGTTTATATTCAAGTCATCTTTTTTAATAAGATATGCAATTATAGTTCCCTTTTTAACATCTTCCATTATATGAAATGTTTGACCTCCAGTATCTAAGTCCATACAACTAGTCCAACCTCTATCCGTGCTCATTCCAGCAATATCGTATGGATGACGCGAAATCACTACAAGATAGTTATCTTGTTTTCTCTGAGTTGATTTCTTATTAAGTTCTTTTTCGTAATCACTTTTTAACTTTTGAACATTTATATCACTCTTTTTAAGACCACTATCTTTCATTAAAACTTTTATAATACTGGTTGTTCTTTTATCCGAAACCGCTATATTCTTATTAAAATTTTCAACTTCATAGTTTGTATATTCTAAAGCTTTATTGATTCTATCTCTAACATCTTTACTTATCTTTTGTTTTTGTTCTTCAGACTCTTCGAGTTCTAAGTAAAGTCTATATTTGGGTTTTCCATTTTCTTTCTTTCCAAAGATGTCACGATAAAATTTTTCACCTCCAGCTTCTTTCCATGCTTTAATATAAGATTTAGCTTGACTTGGATGGAGTGCTTCATCAATGGAACTCGAATTAATGTATTCTTGGAAAGATTTTATTCGCATTATTATTTTTTTTATTTATTAAACCCCTATTTCTCCTTCAACATTTATAACATCCTTAACTTCTTCTGTAAATTCTTTTTTTTTATTGTTAATACAATTAAAATTACAGTTAATACTTTCTGATATTTTATTTATATAAAAAAGGGAAGAAAATAATATTATTTCTTCCCTTCAACGATCCTAGGTAAAAAGTTTAAGCGGGTTGAAATCCAGATGAATTTAGTCCACCACTTGGTAAAATAGAAACCCTGTTAAGATATTTGTAAATAGCACCAACGGGTTCAACTTTAACATCAACAATGCCAAAGTTTTCTGAAATAACATCCGGCCCATTGTTTGAAGAATCCATTTTCACCTCATAATTTTGTCGAATGCCATCATTTACAAAAACAGTTTCAAGATATGAACTAATTTCATTTTCAATTGCGTTTCTTGTTGCATCATCATTGGGTTCAAAAAGATAAGTTTCCAATATATTCTCAATTTGAATTTCAATTGAAATAAGAACATCCCGAACATGCAATCCGTTTAGTTGAGAATTAACGCGTTGATACGCTGTTCTTTCACCCATTACAACAATAGACCCATCTGGTCGTTTAACCATTGGATTTAGTCCAAAGGGTTCTATATTGGCCCTATCTGATTTGGTAAAGTCATACTCTAATCCAGATATGTTAGCACCAGTAATTCTACCCTTTCTATTACCACCAATTGCTTGAAATGGATTACCATTTTTGAACTTTCTTACATAAAGATTTGAAATGTATGCAGCAGGTGGAACAGAAACTGTTTTGTTACCATCTCGAATTATAATATTTGGAATAAAGAAACCAGAATGACTCGCACCATTATCAAAATCTGGCAACGAATAAATCCTGTTTGGATTTTGATCTAAGTTACCACCCGTTGCTATGTATTCAGTTTTTAGCGTTGGGCGTGGGCTTCTAGGCGTTGGCAGTTCAGTAAAAATTGGGTCAGTACTATCAATAAATTCTTGAATGGATGGAGCATTAACAAATGCCAATGCTTTCCAACGGCTTTTAGCAAGACGTGTAAGATATTGTTTACCGCCAGACATTTCATCAAGTCCTTGGTTAAATGTATCTACTACATACCTCCATGTAATTTGATTTTTATCTGAAAGAGCTTCTTTAAGATTCGTATCTTCTAACAGCTTATAAAATTCTCTAACATAACTTTCATTCGGTTTTGGTATGTGATTATCATTTAGTTGAAGTCCATTCAAATAAGTACCATCAATATACTTGATACTATTTTCAATAGGGCGCCAAATTTCTACAGTTCCTTTTATTGTATATCCCTGTGGTGTAGTTTCGGGTGTTCCAAAAACTTCAAATGGTTCAATTCTTGCAACACTTTCTACATTTAACCATTTCATTCCATTGTATTCATAACCACCACGAACTCTAGTAATACGGGCAAGGATGGGATTATCATTACGATCCTTAGCCCGAATAAAGTTACCAGGTCGTGCATCATCTCTCCATGCTGGTATATCAGGTATTAACACTCGATTTTTAACACTGGTATCGGGAAATGCTTGATAATCAACATAAGTATTAAGACTTCCACTATTAGAAACAACATTTAAGTAACCAGCTTGATTTGGTGTTAAAGCTGCTGGACTTGTTGCATCAGGATTATTTGAATTTTTAACATAGTTTTCACCAGCTTGGAAAATAAGATTAGAAATGTTAAAGGAACTTCCATTCGGGTTAAAGAAGTTAACTTTCAAAACAAGATCCTTAAAGTTTGGGTCTTTTGTTTGTTCAAACTCAATGGTGTAAAATTCATCAAAATATGTATCATTGGTGGAGCCAATATCATGGAACACTTTATCACCATCGGCAATAACACCATTTTTCCAATCTTGATATAATTTTGAATTTTTATTCGCATATAAGAAGGTGGGAGATGATCCAATACCAGCATTAAAACCATCTCTTTCAAAAACCAGATGGGTAAAGGCACCACTTTCTAAACTTATATTTGTATATGGTTCCATGTTAGTGCTTCCACTAACATCAGTCAAGTTTTCAACTTCAACTTTAATGGCAGTTTGATTTCCAACATTTTGTTGAAGTAGCTTTTTAACTTGAGTGTAAAGCTTAGTTGTTACAGGTGGTGTATTTACATTATTGTCATCTAAAACAATATCTAAAACAATATAAGAATCATTAGGAGTTAAATTACTAAGCTTATCAAAAAGTGAATTGGCGTAATAACTACCTGTTGCTTGATCTATTGTATCATAAATGTAAAATGAAAATCTGCTATCGGAATTTTGATTTTCTAAAAATTCAATAACATTATTAGAAATTAAATCATCATTACTTAATTCAGAAACACTATCACTGGTAAAATTAGCATCACCAGCAAAAATAGAATTCGGATTGGCCATATTAATAGGCAAAGAAACTTGTTCATATTTAAGATTCTCTTTGAATGGAGTTCTGTAGCTTAAGAAGTCAATGTTACCATTCCAGTCTGGATTATTTTCAGTAAAGTTACTTGTGTCTAAAAGTCTGTGACCTACAAAATCTACATAGTAATCATTTTGCCCTGTTTCATAGCGATCAAGTTCATTTGTGTCAACAGCACAAAATAATCCAGTTCTTGCAAATTGGCGGTTAATTATATCTTCTATAAACCAGTCAATATCTTGCTTATCTCGGAAGTTTGGAATAATGGTTCCAACAAATCGAGAAATTACAGGAATTAAATTGCTATCAAGTAGTTCATCAAACTTATCAGCAATTATTCCATTTTCTGTAAAATAGGGATTTAAAAACTGATCATTACTTAAATCTTCATATGAAGACTTTCCAAAATTACCTTTTACTAATATTACTTCTAAAAAGTAATCTGATATATAATCAGACTCTTTAACAAAAGGTGGAATATCTTCGTTATCTTCATACCATTCACGAGCAGTTAATCTAAAACCATCAGTTTTATTTGATGGTGCTTTTCTTACAAAAACAGTTATAGGTGTTTTGCCCAGATTAACAAAGTTAAGAATTTTTCCACCAATTACTCTACCATTTAGATTTGTAACTTTATCTTCATCAACGCGAGTTGCTAAAAGATTATCTACACTTGGAAACCAAAAACGTTCTTTGTTATAGTAACTTGTATAAAGTCTTAGATTGTAACCCGAAAACCGAGGATGATTGAATGGAAAAACATCTGGAGATGGTGTGGGTGTGTCCCATTCACCGCGTCCGTTATCACCAGTAACATCAGTTGAAAAAGACCTATATGGAGCAACATCAGCATCGGCAGTTGGATTGCCTAAGTCATCAACTTCATTAACAAATGGAATCATGTTAATTGCAAAAACAGGTCCTTCATTCAGGCAAGTATCAATAGTTCTGTGAAAAAATGACCCTTTTCTTTCAAGTGATTCATCAATTTCACCAAAAACATCACGTGCTGTTTCTTTGCGTTCCAAATAAACAGGTGTCATAACGGGGCCTTTACGGGAAAAACCAATTACAACACGAGTTGTTGGGCTTGCAGTTTGTTGTTGTTCGGCTGAACGATCTATTTCAGCTAAATATACGCCAGATGCTTTGTATCTATCAAGATTAACGTTAAAATTAGTTGCGACTTCTGCCATGCTTTGATTTTTTTTATTTATTTATTTATTTTACTTAAAAAAGTGTAACACTTTTAATATTTTTTAATTGAAGCTTGACAGAGGGTCTTAAATGTATTATATTTAAGATTGAAGTGGAAAAGAATTTTCTTCTAAAGAAAACTTGGCTAAAGTTCAAATTTTTTTAATTATGGATTATTTAACAGTTATCATACTTTCAGTATACTTTACAGCTTATTTAATTGGATATGTTAAATTTTATATACTCTTATTTAAAGACGAATCAACTACTTTTGAAAAAGTCTTTAGTTTAATAGGTATTTTTATTTTTAATATACCATTAGTAGCAGTGCTGTATGAACTTATAAAACAGTAACAAATTTAAAAGTTACAATTAATGTTTGTACACTTGAAGAGGTGCTTAATAAGTTAGATCCTGCCTACTATGAATTAAAACGTGAGTTTTATACCTATATTTATATTGGAACAACTGATGCTAGGCTGTTTTATTTTCCAGATAGATGTAACATGGATAAAGCGTTGTATGAAAACAGAAAAAAGGTTTTACAAAATACTGATAAAGTAACGTTACTATTTTGAAATCCTTTAAAAAATGAATGGGAGAGTTAATCAAAATTTTTAAGGGAGTATCGCTATCGATTAGAAAATACTTATAAATCTAAAGTAAGCAAAAAAGCTCATGATATTGCTTTTGTTAGTATATAGTTTTATTAAGTTTTTATTAAACTTTTATTTCACCTTCAACATCAGAAACAGCTTTAACATCTTCTTTTGTAAAATCTTTTTTATTCTTACCACAATAAAAATCACCTCCAACTTTTTCAGGTGCACCTTCAAGGGATGTTAATTGATTAAATCTACAATAAAAATCACCTCCAACTTTTTCAGGTGCACCTTCAAGGGATGTTAATTGATTAAATCTACAATCAAATTCACCTCCAACTTTTTCGGGTGCACCTTCAAGGGATGTTAAACCATTCCTATAACAAATAAAACTACCCCCAACTTTTTCAGGGGCACCTTTAAGGGATGTTAAATTATTATCATCACAAATAAAACCACTTACAACTTCTTCAGGTGCACCTTCCAAGGATGTTAATCCATTACGAGAACACATAAAACTACCCCCAACTTTTTCAGGGGCACCTTCAAGGGATGTTAATTTGTTATACTCACAAATAAAATAACCCCCAACTTCTTCAGGTGCACCTTCAAGGGATGTTAAATTATTATTAGAACAATTAAAATTACCACTAACATATCCAAACTTATAGTTTTTTGTAATTTTTTTAAAAACTTTAGGTTTTCTACGTAAATTTACATTCCCATTAACACTAATTGTGTTTCCATCTACTTCAAAAGTTCCTTTAACAAAATCATTTAGTATAGCTTTAACTGGAGCATCTGGATTATATTCACACTTTCCATCTTTATACAATCCTTGAAGTTGATAATACTTGGTTTTACTTAACTTTTGATTCTTTTCTAGCCAAGCATCAATTGTTTCTTTAAATCCCTTAACTGGTTCTCCTTTAAATTCATCTACTTCTTTATCTCTAAACAGTGCAATTTCTTCACCGTCCCCACTAACATAAGGTTTTATTAAAATCCGTGCAACAGGATTATTAATATTCAAGTCATCTTTTTTAATTAAATAAGCTATAATTGTTCCCTTTTTAACATCTTCCATTACATAGAATTTTTGACTTCCAGTATCTAAGTCCATACAACTAGTCCAACCTCTATCGGTGCTCATCCCCGCAATATCGTATGGATGCCGTGAAATTACTACAAGATAATCGTCTTGTTCTCTTTGGGTTGACTTTTTACTTAGTTCCTCACTGTAATCTTGAAGGAGTTTATCTATATTAATTTCATCTTGTTTTTTTAATTTTTTATTTTTTGAAAGTTCACTTGTTACTTTTTTAGTATTTTCACCATCTTTTGAAATTGCTAAATTTTGATTAAAATCTTCAACTTCATAATTTGTATATTCTAAAGCTTTATTGATTCTATCCCTAACATCTTTGCTTATCTTTTGTTTCTGCTCTTTGGATTCTTTAAGCTCCAAGTAAAGTCTATATTTGGGTTTTCCATTTTCTTTCTTTCCAAAGATGTCACGATAAAATTTTTCACCTCCAGCTTCTTTCCATGCTTTAATATATGGTTTTGCTTGACTTGGATGGAGTGCTTCATCAATGGAAGTCGAATTAATGTATTCTTGGAAAGATTTTATTCGCATTGTTATTTTTTTTTTATTTATTTATATAGTAACCTAAAAGTAAAAAGTTTTATAAATTTTAATTTTTATTGCAGGAAGTAATGTTTCGCGCAGTGGTGGTCTGGCTTCATTATTAAAATATATCCAATGGAATCTATGGTGGTCATCTCTATTTTCTAAATCTTCCATAATGTTTATTAATTCATCTTCTGTTGCACTTTGTGATAATCTTTTAAGTTCTTTGTTTTGAATTTTTATAGCTTTATCATATACTTTAGAACTATCGTATCTATAATAGTAGATTGAACATCCATTCTCATGTTGAATTGCGATATAACCATGATCTGGTTTGTTATCGGAACCCCGTTGCAAAACTTTCATATGCGTATAATTTGACACTGTGGTCAGTATTTCTTCACCCTTTTTAATTTTTGAATATATTTCAGATTGTGCCCAGAACAGCAGGTTTTGGAGTTCATTGCTTTTTTCTGTTGATATGTTATAATCTGAAATTGCTTTTTCCCATCTTTTTGATGAGTACATAAAACTATCAATATTCTTTTTTAACTTCTTTAAAACATCTAAGTGTGGATAAATTCTTGTGTAAAAAAACTCATTTTCAACTTTTTGTAAATATGCTAATAACCTATATTGTTGGTATTCAAAGTCTATGTGGTCTTTTAAAAACCAGTCTTCCTTTAATTGCTTAGTTAGTGTTTTCATAAAGTTTATAATTTTGGAAATAGTTTGTTATATGTGTTTTCTATTTTGTCCTTATCTTCACTTTGTGAACTTATTATTTCTGTTTTATCATCTATTTTAGCAAGACTTCCAATTTTGGCTGATCTAATAATTCCACCTTCGGTTTTTCCATTAAATGTATTTTTCTTTATATCTATATAACAATCTTTACACTTTGTTCCTTGTGCTACCATTGAATTAATAATTTTAGAATTTTCAATGGTGTTAGAGTTTTGTACCAAAGAATCTTGAATTTTAGAATTATCAACATTCGTACTATACATTTCACATGATTCAAAAATTGCGTTATCAAATTTACAATCGACTATTTGCCAGTCTTTCATTAAATAAATGTTTACGGCATGAGCACTTTTAAGCTGAACTTTACCTTTATCAGAATCATAATTAATCCACCCCTGTTTTAAATTTGAAAATATTAGAATTTCATAAATTTTTTCTCTTAGTTTATAATAGTATGTTTCAATAAGTTTGGGGTTGAACTTTAAGTCAACACTAAGTTTAATTCTGTTATTATAGTTTTCTAAAAAGTAATCAAAAGTTCTTATTGAATTAACAATTTTTTGATGGCGGTTAACGATTTTTTCTAATTCTTCTTTTCTATCATTTTCACCTTTTATAACTATTGAATTATTATTGAGTAGTTCTTTTCCTGTGAGTAAAATAAAGTATTCTGTTAATTCTAATACTTGTTTAATTTTATTTTCATAATTTTTACCTCCCAAGTAACGAAACTCTAAATAATTGTCTTTTAATTTAGAAAAGTTTATTCCATAATATTTAGATTTTGGATATGATACATTACTATGGTTTTTTAATACTAATGGTGATTTATGAAAATTAAACTTTTGAACGGGGCTAACCCACTTAACGCTTCTTGCATAAACAGAATTTTTGCGTGTTGGAAACTTATTATATATATAGTCTTCATCAATGTCAAGTATTAAATTTAATGGATTTATGTTTTTAAGTTCTACCCTATTTTCAAATTTTGAATGATTAAACGATATGTTAACATGAAGAGCACACCTTTCTGTAGTATATCCATTTTTTTTAATATAGCTTAATGTATTAATTAAAATTGTTTTTGCTTCAAAATAATTAAGAGGATAAGTTACCAGTTCAAACATTCTCTTTCCCCCAGAAAAATCTGGTTCAATCTTAAACTGCTTATAGGATATATCAACATCTGAATGATATTTATTCGCAACAACTACTTTCTTTTTCAAAGTTTTTGATAATTCACTTGCAACATCATTTCTGCCTTTATCACTAAAAAATTCAAATTCAAAACCTATGTAACTATTTTGAATAAGAAAAATATGGTTAGAATTTAATAAATCAATTTGCAACTTTTATTATTTTTTGTATTTATTATTAACAAATTTAATGGTTATTGATAGGGTGCAGGACTGGGTGGTTTTTCAACACCACTCAATTCCTTAGATGCTTCATTAAAACCAGCTACAAAAAAGTAAAAAACTGGATTTTTTAGCGGGTTGGAACCTGGTAAACGTTTATAAGATGGTAAATCATCTCTTGCAAAAATATTTGTTTTTATTGCCGCCTTATTAGTAGCAAACTTTGCAAGTTTTGCTGGTGTTAAAAATGGACTGGATGCTAATGCAAAAACCACCGGCCTTAAATCTATATTTTGAAGTTTTGTAAAAGAAAATCCAGTACATAACACTGGAGGAGTATATGCAACAAATGGTGGAAATTGAGCCGGAATAGTTTGAACTTCACCCCCCGCACCTATAGGTGCTTTTGATTTTATACTTTGGTTGTTTCCCCTAAGACCTACTCGAAAAATAGGTGCACTTCCACCACTAAAACTAATTTCAAAAAGAAATGGACATGGTATTATACCATTTATACCCAGAAAAAACACTAGTAGTCTATTAGGTGTAGGTTGAACAAATAAAGCAGTCCATATTACAGGCACGGGAACTTTAATCACCCCCGAAGGTGATGGTATAAGAACACCAGTTGTCCATGTAAGTGGAACAATTAAAGACCCTACTGTTGCGCTTAGTGCAAATTTTTGCCAGTATTTAAGTTCCGTCGGTGGTGAATCTTCGGGAGATGGAAAAGAAGCATCTTCGAGATCAAAACTTTTATTTAGTTCATCTTCAGATGGTTCTTCATCGCCTGTTTTGTTTTTTTGGTTCTGTCTACACTTTACCTGTTCTATTTGAAGATTAACATCATTTTTTATAGTTTGTTCAAAATTTTCTATTTTCTTTTTTAGTTTTTCATATTCCTGTTTTTTGGAGGTATATGATTGTTCAAATTCATTAAATTCAGTAATTGCATCACTTAGTCCAGAACTACCAAAAACCTGTGAAAATACAATAAATCGAATTCCAAAAAGCGCACCATAATTATTAGCTTGTGTTTTTAATTTTTCAAAAGGATCATATATTAATTTTTGTTTTCTTTCGTTTTCGCGTTTTTTACGTTTTTCATTGTAATCTTTTTCTTTGCGTTCTTCTTCGGTTCCTGCATCTATGTTATCATAGAATTCAGCAATGTTTCCTCCGATTGTACGTTTTTCAAAAAGTTTGAATTTGCGAAAATCTGTACTTTCGGGTCTAAGACCAAACTCTATAAACCTACCCGCAAATTTATCTACTTCGTTTTGTAAATACTGGTTTTCTTGACTCACTAAACGGTCAAAATCAACTGATTCCGATGGATCATTTGCTTCATCGGCTTCAATATTATTTGGATCATTAATATAGGGGACATAACTTATATTAAAAGATTTATTGTTTCCACTTTGACTATCAAGATAATTTTGAATAACATCTGCTTTTCCTTTAAGTATTTGATAATTAAGTTCCTTTACAAAATATTCGTGTTCAAGATTTGGAAATCTTTCCAAGTCTTTTTGGTATTGGTCTACTTTCTGGCGAATATCTTTTGATATTTTTTCAATTTCGTTTTTGCATTTTTCTGCCTGTTTTTCATCTTCTTCATTAGGTAAATTCATTTTGTTCATAAGATCATTAATTTGATCTTGTTCTCTTTGTGAAAAATCTGTTGGTACTGGAAGGTTTGGTTGTGGATACTCAACTGGAACTTCACTTGGTAATTGTTTGCAGGTTTCAAGAATTTCATTTATTGTTGGGGAAAAGTCATTATTTGAATTTTCTTGGTTTGCTTCACTTTCATTCGATTCTGAATCTGAACTGTCTCTTTTTTTACACGCGTTAAGAACCTCTTGTTTACTCGGTCTAAAAGGTTCATCTTCATCTGGTTGTTGATTCGCAACTTGATTAAAGTATTCTTCAACAAGTTCATCTTTTCTGGTTGCAGCATCAAAACTTTCACCAAGATCTGGTTTAACATTAAGTTTTAAATTATTTTTATTTTTATAATCTTCTATTTTTTTATTTGTATCTAATTTAGAAACATCTGTTTCATTATTTTCAAAATGATCGGGGTTTTGTTTTACTAATTCAGATGCTGCTTTTTGTGGTGATATGGGTACATTAGCATTAAAATCAAAGGTTGGAAGATTATTATTAAAAATATTTCTAAGTTCTTCTCCACTTGGATTAGAATCTGATTCACAATATGGTGTTCCTTGTATAAACTTTATAGCCATTTTTTTTATATTTTTTAAGGAGATGTAGAAACAGTTTGTGAAAGAATTGTTTGTTCAGCCGCATTTACAGAGCTTGCAGTTACTCCCGGCGTAGGCGGAAACTTAGCATCAACTGCACTCGCAATTGCTTTAAGTGTTCCCATAAGGGTTTCTCCATTGACTGCTGAAAATATTGGACTTGCACCTATATCTGTTTGTGTTCCATTTACATGAACAGTTTGCGCTGTTATAGTGGCTTGTCTTTGTGTTGATACATCAACTGTTGCATTACTGGTAATTCTTATATCACCACCAACAAGTTCTATGGTAGATTGAGAATCTGAATGATTCAAAGTTATATTACCATCATTATTAATAACAGCAGTTGCACCTTTTAATTCAAAATATAGTCCTTGATTATTGTTGTAATATATTTTAAGTTCTTCATCACTATCATAAAGTATCGAATGTGAATTTTCATAGGGATTTGCAATTTCATTAGCCATATTATCATCTAAGTGCATATTAAAATAGTAAATTGGATGGTAAATATCCCCGTTAAAAAATCTTACCATAACTCTGCTACCCTCTTTTGGATAACTAACGTTTCCAGCACCACCACCCGAAAAATTTGTTGCATTACCCGGAATTGCCCACGGAATAGCATCTGAATCTAAGTCATCAAATAAACCATGAACCCTAACTCTCGCCCTATATTTTTGTTCGGGGTCGGATGCATCTACAATTTCACCCACATAAGTATCGGTTTTTCTGTTTTCAGATGCAAAGTCTTCTTTTTCTGATGGTGTTATACCTGTTGTTCTCATTTCTTATTCTTTTTTACGGTTAGTGGATTATTAAAAAATGCTTCTATATCTCTACTAAGACGTTTTCTTAAAAAATGTTTTGATACTGTGCCATTGCCATCTATAAATTCTCTTAGAAAACGATAATACCAAAGCCAAGCTCTTTTATTATCATTCATTTCTTTAGTAAGATGTACAATTACTTTATAAATTTTTACTCGTTTTGTTGGAATATCTATTCCACGCTTTCCAAAATACATATCCCAATTATTCGGATCTTTTAGCCATTCTTTTGCATATCCCCATGCTTCATGTATGTGATCAACAGAGGTTCGATTTGGCCTATAAGCAATAAGACTTCTGGCTTTACCACCGATTTTCCGTTTATAAACATCGAAATCCATACCTATTTCGAGATTAAACTTTCCGGGTACTTCTTCTCTTAAAGTGAACAAATAATTTAAATACTTGCTGCCCACTGTCATTCGAACAATAATTGTAGGTGTCCTGTCAAATGATACAGGATTGCGGCGGGTAATATCTATATAAACATTTCCCTTTTTTAGACCCTCATTAATGTAATCCCATGAACTTTTAATTTTCAAATTATTAGTTATTTTGATTTTTCTTCCATCTTCTATGTTCTATTAACAAAAATACTATAAAAATTGTGTTAATAACACCAACTAACGTCCAGCCAATAACTGGCTCATTATTAATAAAGTGGTATATTCCTAATCCGTTAAACAATACCCAAAAAAACCATATAATTTTATTGTATCCAAAAAGTGTTCTTTTTATAAAATTCATAGTTTTGCTTTTTTACTATTTATTATTTTAATAAATAACAAAAAAAAGTGATACGAACTTTTAGTGAATATATTGGAGGAAGTGATAACAAAGTTTATGACATTAAAAAAAGAATGTGGAACATTCCAAAAAATCCAAATAAAGCTGAAGAAAATTGGAAAAGTTTGTTACAAGATGTTGATTTATATTTAGATAAAAAATACAATCAACACCTTAAAGATTTTAAAAGAAAAACAGAATCAAGTAAAGTATCCGATAAAGAATTAGAAGACCTAAAAAGATTGGTTTTTAAATCACGAAAACTTGAAGCTATACATGATAAGTTAAATACATCATGGAATAAAAATGAAATTCAAAAAGCTAACGTAATAAGAGAATTTATTAAACTTTATGATGATACTGAATTTAATTTAGAAATGCACAAAGCTATAATGAAGTATCCAAACGATATTAAAAGTCTTGAAACTATGATTGAATCCGTTGAGTTAAAGTAATGTATTAGATATGATGCATCCAGTAAAATCCGTTTACTAACAAAATAAAAAGAATTATAGCATAAGTTAAAAGAAAAATAAGTGAATATAGTTCATTCCACCAACTCTTTTTTGAAAAATAGTTAATAAAAGTGATGCCTAAAAAAGCAAACAGCAGCAAACCAAAAAGTATAATTATTGGTGTTAAGCTGATTTTAAGCATTTTTGTTTTATTTATTGCATTGGAATTTTTAACACAACTGCAATAACACTTGACAAAGACAAAAAAAAGTATTAATTTAGCAAAACTTTAATTTTGTATCACTTAACCGAAACTTTGGCTTATGAAAAAATTTCAGTTGCAGGGCGAGGGTGACTATTGCACTTATCGCAAAGAAGACTTTGAAAATTCAGACCATGTAAATCCAAGACACTTTCCGATACCACATGATGAAATCCAAAAGGGTTTTCGACGAGAAACCGAAGAATTTGAAGATGGAACAACTAAAGTAAGAAGAGTAAATCAATACCAAAACGGTAGAATGTTTACTGATTACTTTATATATGACCGAAGTGATGAATATCCACCATCCGAATTTAAAGGGGAAGAGACAGAATCGAACGCAAAAGCCCTCAATCATGTTATTGACGGCGGGCTTATTGTTATATATATGAATGGTGGAACAGAAAACTTAACAGAATTTCTGTTTGAAATATTAGAAACATGTATGCCTTTTCGTGTTAAGATTATGCACTATGATTCTAATAACAAACAGTGGGTTCCGCAATATCTTCCAAGATACAATGAGGTTGACGATACTGCACATGAAGTAGAAATTGATTGGTAATTAACTATTAACTATCTCTTAATATGAGCGAACACATAGAATCAACAAGTCCAGAGGGAACATACCTTTTAATAAATCCTGAAAATGTATCAGAATATGCATTTTCAGATAGGGATGTTGACGGTTATGTTTATGATAGTGTGAAAAACTTTAATCCAGTAAGGTCTAAACACTATGATGAAGTTAGCAATTTATACACAACTTACAATAGAAAGCAGGTTCACATTATAGTTAATGGCTCTTACCATGAACGTAATGTGGCATTAACTGATTTGCTTTTACACGCAGAAGGAGTAAACAATGGAAATCATATCCGTTTAATATATCCAGGTCAAATAACAAAATATGGCCATAAAGATATTGACTATGTACAAACTATGATATACGACCAAAACAAAGATTTAAAGTAATTACATCGTATTACTTTTTATTTTTCCAACCTTTAGAACTATCCACTTTTTAAATGGATAGTTTGTTATATTATAGGCCAATACCGGCAGCAAACCAACTAACTGTATAAACATAAACTAAATAAAAAAATGAAAATTGAACTAATAAAAAAATACTTAAACACAAGTGTATATTATAGAAAACTAATAAAAAGAACAGCGTCAGAAATGCTCATGGTTCATTCTACTTTTTTAGTGGATACAAACACAAATTTTGCTATAGAAGATGTAATGAATAAAATAAGTTCAGTGGGTTCTTTTTCTCATGTTTACAACCTTAAAAATGACACAATAAAAAATAAACCACTTGGTGATTTTCCAGCCGAACATGTTGTACGTTATAATATAAGTGATAATCGCAGGTGCTCACTTGATAAAATAAGTTTTGATGACCCATTTTTTAAATATTTTTATTATAGAAAAAACAAACCAGCGTTTATTAGGGGGTTTAAAAGTGAAATGGAATATAAAATAAAGTGTTTTGTATATGAACAGCAATCGAATGAAAAAAAGAAAAAAATGAGAAGAAGTGAAAAACCTTCAAAATTTACATATTATAGTGATGGTCAAATTAAAAACGTCCAATACATAAAAAAAGTAATGAAAGAAAGCACAAGAATAGGGTTGTTCCCCCGTAGCTATAGAAATAGAAAAGATGGGCCATCTTACGTTTCTTATGACAAAAACACACAACGTGTTAACATAACTATGTTCGGATTTTTATTACTATCTGGAGAGCATAGCGGTGATATAACAAGTATAAAAAAATATAAACAATATCTTAAAAGAGAATTTACGCGTAAAAAAATTAAAAATCAGCTAAAAAACTAAAAATACAACCGTTAATAATATAACCATACTTTAAATAATAAATAAACATACATAAAGTCAGTATATTTAATAAGTAATATAAAATTAGAAAAATGAGATTTGAAGTAGAATCAAATGAAAAATACCTTCGCTTAGTAGATGGAACAGAAACTGATGTTAAAAATTTAGAAACTTATTTTACAAGAAAAGTTAAAGATTTTTGGATTAAAAAGAAGGTAGCAGAAAAGAAAGGTAGGAGTTTCCGTGGTTTTGACGGTGAAATAAAATTCTTTACAAAAGCACAAAGAATACCAATTGGGTTATGGTATGAATTGTACAACTTTTCAAAACAAGTTAAATCAGATCTTAAAATAGACGGGCTTAAAGAAACATTTAATTTAGACGTAACCAAAGATTATATTGACAGCTATGTTCAATCAAAATTTACTGACAGATTAGGTTTTGATAAAAGGGATTATCAAATTGATACTATATATAAACTAGCTAAGTATAGATTTGGACAAGCACAAATTGGAACATCTGGAGGAAAAACCTTTATTATTTATGTTCTTTACTCCTATCTTAAAGAAATGGGTAAACTTAATGGAAAAATGCTTGTTATTGTTCCTACTGTAGGACTAGTTGCACAGGGTTATGGTGATTTCTGTACTTACCACGATTGGACTAAAGGTAATTTAAACGTAGCTCAAAAGTATTCGGGTATAGACACGTTTACTAATGATTCCGAAATTTTGATTTCTACTTATCAAACACTTAATAATCAAGATAAAGATTTTTTCAAAGACTTTGATATGGTGGTTTGTGATGAATCACATAAAGCAAAAACCACAACAATTAAAAACATTCTTCAAAAACGTTGTACAAATGTTAATTATAAGTATGGTGTTTCAGGAACTATAAAAACATTAGATATTGAAGGAACCGCTGACTTTTTCACTTTACAGAGTTCAATAGGCCCAATTGTCGTTGATGTTCCTGCTAAAGAACTTATAGATAAAGGTTATTCATCACCCGTTAATATACAAATATATGAACTAAACTACTTAAGCAAAGATGAAAGAAAAGAATTGGCTTATTTAGCAGGTTCTAAAAAAATAGAATCCACAGATCTATATTCAAAAGAACAGTTAAAAATTATACAAAATAACAAAAGACTTACTTGGCTTGTAAATTTTGTTAAAGAATTCGAAAATAATTCAATGGTTCTTTTTAATGATGTTAAGTGGGAGTATGGAAAACGAATTTATCAAAGATTAAAAAGCGAAACAAAAGGAAAAGAAATTTATTACATTGATGGTCACACCGATAAAGAGCAAAGACGGGAATTTGTAGAAAAGATGGAAGAAGGAACAAATAAAATTTTAATAGCATCTTTTGGATGTGTTTCTACAGGAATTAACATACATAATTTACATAACATAATTCTTGCTCAAAACTACAAATCTCAAATAACTATCATGCAAACGCTTGGTAGGGGGTTAAGAACCCATGAAAACAAAAATGAGATTAACTTTTACGATATAGCAGACAATTTCAAAACGTCTTACACTTTTGCAGATGGCTATAAGTACAACTATGTAAATTATTCACTTAAACACATGAATGAAAGAAAAAAAGTGTACGACAAAAAACAACACCCTTATGAAATACATAAAGTAAAAATTTAGTCAAAGTCAAGAATTAAAATCGATTCATTTTTATCCTCTGGTTTAGCCACCATTTGTCTAACATTATTTCTTATTTCCTTTTTATCTTCGCCTTTAAGGTTGTAGTAACTTCCTTCTTTAGGTTTTTTGCCCATAGCTTTTAAATACTTATCAAAAACTTTTTTAATTTCTTTATCTTTTACAAAAAGATCATCTAAAAGTTCTTCAGCCTTGTCTTTACTTCCTTTTTTATTAACTACTTTATTTAACTTATCATATATTTCTTTATACTCTTTTTGTAATTTTTCCATTTCTTTTCTATGCTCCCCAGCCCTTTCTTCCATTTCCTGTTCCTTTTCTTTTCTTTTTTCTTTAGCTTCTTCTTCGGCATTATCAGCAGTTTCTTTATAACTTTCTATTTTTTCTTTCTTTTCTTTCTCAACCTCTTTAAAATTACTTTTGATTTCTTTTTTATGTTTACTGTTATCGGTAAGTTTAATTTTTTCTTTAGTTATTTTTCTTTCTGCTTCTAAGTTAGCTTTTGTTTCACCAGCTTTCTTTCTAGCTTCAATAACTTTTTTGTGGTGACCTTCAAGTTTTTCAATTATATCATCAAGTTTTGCAGATGCTTCTTCTATTTTTCCTTCAACATCTGCTTCTACTTCTTCTTTTTGTTTTTTTACATCTTCTTTTAACTCTTCTTCTTTTTGTTTTTTATCTTCTTTACTAAGTTTATCATCATCTTCAATTTTGTTATATTCATCTAACCAGTCTTTGTATATTTTAACATATTCATCAACAGAATTATTCATTATTTTGTTATACTTTTTTAAATACTTTTTAAGGCGTTTTTTTGCTTTTTTGTATCTTAAAACTTTCTTAAAGTATCCTACAACTTGTTCGCCAGCACTACTAATAGCTTTACTTACATTTTCCGAACCGGGAACATCTCTCATACTGAAACCAAGCCCGCGTTCATATATACCTTCATCAAATTCAATTTCAACTATATCTTCGTTTATGTCATCATCTACATATTCTAATTCTAGGTCTTCATCTTCTGTTAAAATACCTGAATTATATAATATTTGAAAGTGATTCATACTTTTTTTACTATTTATTAAAACTAATAATAAATAACAAAGCTTTTTTTGTAAACAATAAATAAATAAAACAAACCAAAAAAACTCTTATTCCATGAGTATAAGCATTTTCAAAAGAATCAAAAAAGTATCTAACAGCCTGAAAAACGAACAGGTTAGAGAAGCCTTCAATGACTTTATCAGTTATTGTAAGCAAAATCAACTTAATGAAATCAATGTGAGACGTGAATTATTTGCAAGGTTTGATAACGTGAATGTATTAAGCCAAAAGCTAATTGAAAATTCCAGTATTCAAAAACTTCTAGAACTGGAACGCTCAAAACACAACATTGATAATCTAGGTATAAGAAACTTTATTAACAATGTAGAAGATGACTTTGGTGAATCTCATGGAATACAGGAATCCGTAATTGAACTAAATCGGTATTTAGCAGATAATAAAGAATGTGAAGTTTACACCCAGTTTATGAGTGAATTTCAAGAACTTGGTAGAAGTTCAGATTATTATTCAAGAAAATTAAATAATATTTCTGAAAACTTTAATAGATTAGAAAATTATATTAAACTTGATGAAGTGGCTAGAGTAGCTTACTTTAACAAAGACCAAAATCTTTATGAAGTTGCTACTAAAATACTTGAAAAGAATTTTGATGAGCGTAAACTACAAAATTCAATTGTAGTAAATCTTAAAGAATTTAAGCAAAACAAAACAGCCAATAAACTTGTAGAAAAAGTATCTTATGAACTTATTCCCGAAAACTTTAATGAGCTTACGGACTTTATACTAAAAACAGTAAAGTCCCCACAAGTTATAGAACGTGTTCAACACGCAATTCAAATGCAAAAAGTTCTTGAAAAGAATGAAGACAAAATTAGAATACTAATTGAAAATATTAAAAACTGTGATCATAGAAGCAGTATAGTAGATTTAGTTTTAAACAAGTTTGCAAATTATCAACTTTCGGAAAGTCAAAAAGAAGTAAACCGCAAACAAGCTGAAAAACTAAATAATGATATTGAAAAATGTGAAAGAAATACATCAGATTACAGAATAAAAGAAAAACTACAAGAATTTAAGAATGTACTGAACTACGGATTAAATGAAGCAGAACTCCGTAAACTTCTAGAAAGAGAACTCGCAGATTTAGAAATTAACAGTGATCGTAAAGATGAATACATCCGTAGCTTTTTAGAAAGCGAAAAACGTAAAAATGATGTGAGGGATCTTGGAGTTAAACAAGTTCTTAATGATCTTCAACAAACAGATGCTTATGCTACCAATATTCAACTTCAATACTTTGTAGATCAAGTATATGAACAAAAGAATAATGAACCCCGTGATTACATGCTTATTGAAAATGTAATGAATGGGTTGGCTAATTGGCAGTACGATAATGCTGTTTCTAACAGCATTTCAACACTTAAACGAAATCTTACTAATTTAAGACCTTACGTTGCAATTGCACAAACAAAAGATATACTGGAGAACTCACAGTATCCAGAACAATATAGTAAAATTATAGATATATTAGAACGTGCATTTTCACTCCCAGAATATCAAGCAACTAGCTATGTTACCACTGAACTTAATAAGTTTAGAGGACTTTATGAATTTGTGGATACTTTACTTGACAATCTTCAAAAAATTGCAACAAACAATTCATTTAAGGCTTCAAAAGCACAAGATAAAGTCAATTATAGCACTAAGCTTCGCCAATATGATTTTACTTCAGAAAGCGAAACAAATTCAGTGAGTGTAAAAAATGTTTATGCTCTTTTTGAATATGGCGATTCCAGACACCAATACTTTTTTAACAGCGGTGATTACTTCTTAATTAAAAATGGAAATCAAATTTTTAGAATAAATGAAAATACCGCACCAAACTCTTTAACTGAAAAAGTTAGTTCGCTTAAAGAATTTTATTACAAAAACGATACGTTAATATTTGAGGGTTCTCAAAATCGCGTTGAAATACAAAACAATAAGAGTGAATATCCACCTGTAACAAGTATTGATAATTTGTTAGAAAAAGATAAAAGAGATATACTAAGTGGATATGGCAATGAAAAAGAAACTGGAATATATGAATGCCCATCTATAACACATGAGCAATCAGAAAATTTGGCTGACACAATTCAAGGTATATTTGAAGAAATCTATAATGTTGACTACGATAGAGAAGACGGCTGCATATACTTTAAGAAGAACATTAATGAAATGTATCCCTTTGAATACAAAACAGTAAACATTAACAATAAAGTATTTGAGGCGAGTAACAAGGAATCAATGCTAAATCGAATTAGCTATCTTGGACTTGTTATGGGTAGAGACAATATTACCCAAGTAATTGAAAATGGATTGGATATAATTGACAATATGGTTTGGTTGGACTTTGCAAAAACCTTTGAATCCAAGCTTTATGAAGGTATGGTAACAAATGTTTATAAAATTGCAAATCAAGTTTACATTCATCATATTGATCCCATAACATATGAAAATAAGTTTGAAAAAACTAATGCAAATAATGCTTTACAGCTTATTCAAGAAAACCATGATGTGGATGCAAGTTATCTTTTCCACGATATTCTTAATGAGCGCGAATCTGCTGTAAAACAATATGAAATTGAGCGCGAAAAAATTATGAAAAAAATTAACAAAGTTAATGAAAATCTTGATAAAATTGCTAAATCTAGTAGTAGTGTTCAAGAATCAAGTCAAGTAAAAGTAATGCGTTCAAAATTAGAAAAACAACTACAAGAGCTTAAAGATAAATATCAACAGGTCGATGAGGCAATCCAAAAAACAGGAGCAACAAAACGCTTTCATCCAGGTGATAATGTAAGACTGAAAGATGAACAAGAAGACGCATATGTAAGTGGATACCATTCTGGTGCAAACCGTTATTTTACAGTTAGTGATACTGGAGATGCAAACGCATCATACCCTTCGGAATTAACAGATACACAGGATCAGGTAGATAACATAAAAAGTACATATGCCCAAAGAATGAATCTTGCTGGATTAAGTGACGCGGTTCGTAAATCTGATAGAAAACAGCAAACACACGATTCATTAGAACAAGGTTCAATGGTTGGTAGTGATGACAAAAAGAACGAATCGTCTTTTGAAAGCTTATCTAAAATGTATGGATCGGATATGGCAGCAATGCTAATGTCAAGTCGTGAAAAATATGTAAAAGACAAAGCGAATTCAACGAAAGAATATAACAATGTTCAAATGGTTGAAAATATGGAGCAACTAAACAATTCTGGCATTGAAATTAAAAAGTTGAAATATAAAAACAAGGCGTCTGCAAATCTAAAGGAAATGAGTTATTCCGAATTTGTAAAGTCTTGCCCCGTTATTATAGAAGCACTTGTAGATAATGAACGCGTAGAATTTGTACCATACCCCACAAATAATGAAGATGTTTGGTTTATGTTTTCGGGTGAAGTAAACGAAAGTATTAAAACAAACAAAAAGGTTAATATATCAGGAAAACTGGTTTACAATATACTACAGTCTAATATATAAAAAAACAGGATGGTTGTAAACCATCCTGTAAACTTTCCCAACCTTTTTAGGTTGTATCTTCAAGGGATGCTAAATTGTTACGGTTACAATTAAAATCACCCCCAACTTCTTCAGGTGCATCCAACTATTCTAACCTTTAACTTAGTTATAAAAGTTAGTGAATTCAGCGTTTTCAAATTCAATAACGTTATTTTCTCCACCAAAGAAGTCATCAATTTCAGTCGTTTCGCTTGTACGGTTACTTTGAATGTACTTGATAACTTCTTCGGAACTTACTTCGCTATCACCAACCATTTGAAGAACCTTCTCTAGGTAAAATTCAAAGGAATTATCGGAATCAAGACTTTCAATAATATTTTGAACTTTACCTTGAATCTTTTCCTTTTTGGGGTTATTTGAGCCGGGCTTCTTTTCCGAACTTTTATTAGGCTCTTTAGAAACTTCGGAATCGAAGCCATTGTCGGTGTTTTGAGTTGGTTCTTCAGTCGATTCCTCGATCGGTTCTTCGGTTGGCTCTTGATTTGAACTGGAGTGGTTCTGGTCAAGGCTTAAATCTTTTGCTTTGACTTTCGAATACCCCTGATTTTCAATCAAGTCTTCAACAACCTCCTTGGCTTTATCGGGATTTTCAGATTCCCGAATAAGCTTAACTACTGTCGTTACGGCAATCTTCTTGTCCTTAACCGCATCTTGCAAATATTTTGGAGCAGTTGCAAGATAAAGCGTATTGGTTACGTTGGGAACAGAAACCCCCAGTTGGCGGGAAATTTCACTAGCCGTATAACCCATGTTAGTTAGGCGCTTGTAAGCAAACGCTGTTTCTATTGGATTAAGCGGCTTAGAATCATTTGCCGCCAACATCATAAACATCCGATTTTCTTCTCCAGTTTCTGATTTTGGAACAACCCGAAGAAGGATTCGAATGTTATCAGCAGCCTCGGTATTGCCATTTTCATTCAGGTTATCCTGAATTTGCTTAATGGCACGAAACCGAGTTTCGCCGTCGATTAACCAATACTTCCCGTCTTCTTTGAAAGCATTAACGGGATGGATCTGCCCGCGAGCCTCAATGGACTTTGCTATTTCGTTTACCCGCGCAATATTTTCCGGGTCTGAAAAATCACGGGCATTGAAATCTTGAACAATGTTGACCAAACTCAGGTCAACCTTAAAAATATCCGTCCTTTTAACTTGATTACTCATAATTGAAAATGGTTTATCGTTTAACAATCTACTACAAGTATAATACAAAAATTTGGTATTGTCAAGGGATAATTTTAATTTTTATTTTCCCAGTCTACATGGTCATTATCCCAAGCTGTTGAAAGCTTTACGCGCTTCGACGGCATTAGACCGCCGCTGTTATGCTTACGATTCCACTCTCTGCGGTAACGCTCATTTGCCTCCAAGTTTTCTACGGCTAGTTCGTAAACAGCCTGTAGAGCCTTCCTCGGCTGATCTTTGAAGCTATTATAAAGTCCTTCGGAACGCAAAATAGTTCCTACAGCCGTGCGTTGAACAGCTACAAATAACTTTTCAACGGTTACTAAATTTCCTTTGTAATCTATAAAGTCGCCGTGTGGAATTACGGCATCCAAGTTTTCCCAGCTAACGTCAATCCGCTGCTGAGTTATCTGCCCTTTTCGAACAGCATCCTCACTTAAACACAACCCTTCTTCGTCCGTTAATGATACGAAACGTAAATCTTCTGCTGTAACTGCTACGAGTACCATAGTTAATCTTTAATCTTTATTTAGTTTAAAGTTAATAAAGAAACAGGGAATTGTCAAGCTTACAGACAAAGAATTTCAAATTTTTTTGTTGATAGTAAATTTTTAAATGTAAAAAATCCAGCTAGTTTGCTAGCTGGGTAAAAGACGGTTAGTTCTGTTTAAAATTTATAACCGTTTTTCTGGTGAATTTGGCGAGCAATTTCTTTTACTGCTTCGAATTGTTTTAAGGAAATGTGACCTAAATGGCAATTGTTACCTTCTGCAGCGTTAACTTTAATTTCATCCCAGTGCCCTAAAGAACCCCGATTCCGAAAGTATATGGCATCGAGGTAGAGTTCATCTTCTTGACACTCTTGAACACTTACTCTGGGGTTTCCGTTAATAGTAAACATAATTCAAAGTTTTTAAGTGGTTAAACTAATAGTTAGCTCTTTACCGTGCTAACTTTCTAATTGCCAATTTAGGCAAAAGAGTAGTCCGGGTCAAGAGTTGCATCCAAAAAAGTTGCAATCTTTAAAATTTTTCAATCTTAATTCAGAGATCTGGTGAATTGCTTTCTAAGAAGTACAAACAACAAAAATAGATACATAGTTTTACTTAATAAATAAATCTTTAGGGGGAAATCAACTGTTCTTCCAAAATAAGCATTTCTGCTCCGTCGTATTCTCGAACATAGAAAGGTTGATCCACCCATTCTATTTGCAAATTATTAAGTTCTCGCTCGTCCAACAAGCCAATTCTCAACGGTGATTTATCTGCGAAGGCTGCATTGATCTCGGCTACTCGATAAGCAAAGGCTTGTTGATCTCCATTTTCAACCGCCTCAATCAGGCGGGAATCGAAAAGCGCTGCCTCGCGGAGTTTATTATTACTTGTTTCGGTGCTCCAGCCGCCACCAAAAGCCGGACTAATTAAAATGGCGGTTTTTCCTTTTTCTTGCCTTTTATTGATGCTCAAGTTCATGGTTAAAAAAGTTTAAGTTATTAAGTTAAGTTACTTATAAATATTGAACAATTTTCTTCTTTCAATCTTTTTTGATAATCTTCGAATGATTCTCCACGATAAACTTCCCAATCAGAGCCTTTTTGATTAATAAATAAGGTTTTTGGTATAAGAAAATCAGGAATATTTTTTGTAATAGACTTAACGGTTACAACCTCCCCAAAATCAGAAGACGTAGTAACAAGGTCAAATTCAATATCATGTTTCTTCGTGGAAAACTTTACAGTTTCTCCAGAATCAGAAGAAGTAGTAATAACCAATTCATATTTTTTACCTTTATATTCAATGTACAGGTGATATCACAGGTGATGAAATTCTTCACCATGTTTAGACATATTGGGATTGAGTTTAAGTTTTTCAATTGAACTGATGGTGCCGGAGGGGAGATTCGAACTCCCACGGGCTTATTATCCCAACAGATTTTAAGTCTGCAGCGTCTTCCTTTCCGCCACTCCGGCTATTCAGGTAAGTTATCTTACAACTCACCTAAATAGAAGCCTCATTAATGCCGTCGTATGTTCTGTCTATTTGTGTTTAACTATTCTAAATTGTTTCTGTTAATCAAATAGATTTTTTAATTTATCAAAGGGAGTTAAACTATATTAAACTCCCTTTGAAAGACTTTTAAAACCGCAGATTTTACCATTTTCATCTCTTACGGTTTCGCTTACAACGAAAAAATCTTCGCGCTCTGGAAACGCGTTCTTGACCATTTTGGAAACTACATATACGGTATCTTCCTTAGGTTCAGGAAGTGTATTATACTGTTGACCATCAATTTCAATATAGGCGCTATCATCAAAGAACATATCTTTGATTGGAATACTCCCTTCTGCATTAGAGAAATGTCGCCGTTCTACTTCTTGAAAAGAGCTACCAAGACGAATTTGGCCTCTACTTTCAAAGGTAGAAATGTAGTTTCCTTCATCCGAATAAAGATGAAGGGAATGGGGTGTTAAATTAACCAGTTGCATAGTTGATGTGGTGTTTAACTTTTTAACAATCTACTACAAATATAAAAATAAAATGCCACATTGTCAAGAATTTGTTATAGTAATTTAGCACAATCAACTTCACAATATCGGACATTGTTTTCTAACCTATCAGCTAACAACTTAACATTAGTTGCACTTTAATACTATTGTTTAAGTATTTATTTATAATTCAAATTGCTTAAAATAACTTTTAGTTAAGTAATCAGGTATCAAATTGTTACCAACCGATGGTACAATAGTTACTGGATGTTTTTCTTTGAAGCACCAACTAATCATTTGTTCTTCCTCTATGTAAATCAATTTATCTATAACTCTTTTAGCTAATAAGTATTCTTTTTCTCTTTTTTCTATTTTAGGTGATGGCTTACAATAAGCAGATTTATACAATGGAAGATATACAAAATGACCACCTGATTTGGGTTGTTCTACGGTTGGTGCTTTATCATACATTGTAAGGTAAAAACCATAGTAGATATAAGCAATTTGTTGAAGTTTTATATTTTCTTTAAGACGCAAGTAAACACCGTAATCAATCCAACCTAACCATGATAGTTCAGATATTAAATCATGAGAATGAATAGGAAGTAGTTTAGTGAAAAGATTAAAAGACATTTTAAATGTTATTTACTTTTGTAATAATATGTATCCATTGAATAATTAAATGCTTCACTTTCTTCTATTTCTCCATAAATTATTAGCTCAAGTTCATCATCGGTTATGAAACGCCCCCCAAATTCTTCAACTAATATTTTTATTACTTCTTGTATTTTATTTCCTTTTGCAGTTAAAATTAAACAATCTTCTAAATTTTCATTTAAGATAGGAATAATATCTTGATTATTATAACAAAGAAACTTTGAATCAACATCATCTTGATAAACACTTAAATTGTATTTGGATAATTCACTTTCAACTGGAAGCCCTATATCAAAGTGTAAAGATGTTGACATTTTTACTTTATTTATTTTAATTAAAATTCAGAAGTGTCTTTATGCTTTTCATATAATTCTTTGTGTTGTGGATTACTTTTGACAATTTTTCCTTTATATATATAAAGTTCATTATCAATGTCATTCAAAGCTAAATGTATATATGTTTTTCCAATATCATCTTCAGTTAAAGGTTTTTTCTTATGCCTATAACTTGGTACACCACGTTCATTACTGTTAATTATATCATACCATTTGTCTTTAACACTTTGACTATATTCTGTATAATTTCGATAGTTATTTGCTAAGTATGTCTCTCCTATATAATCAAAGTCTATAGAAACATTTAATTCACTTAATGTTTTTTTTAGATCGTTTGATTTTTTTAATTTTTTAACAGAATCCAAGTCAAGACCAAAAGATAATTTATTTTCTGTTGCACATTTTACACTGCTTCTTTTTTTCTTTTTTATTGGTATGTATTTTCTTTTAAAGTTATTCTTTACCCAATCTGCATATTTTTCTGCATGATCTTTATTTACATAAAAAGCAGTATTTTCTATGTTACTATCGTTACTTCTATAACCACACATTCTACCAAGTAAACCTTGAGCTGTAGTGTGGGGTTTATTAGCAATATCATATATCATATATATGTAATCTTTATAATAATTAGGTATAGTTATACCTGCACGAAAAGCCCCTTTAATCAATATTAAAAGAGGTTTGTTTGAATTATCATTTGCATGTTTATTAGAATCTGAAGCGGATTTTATCATTAGTTCAATTTTATCTTTTAATTCAGTACCAAAATTTAATTTTTTGTAGTTTTCATTATTAAACTCTATTATCCTAAAATAACTGCTAATAAAGTCATTATTTTTTAGTTTTTGAATTTTTTTACCATCACATCTTACAATACATACACCTATAGGTGTTAAACTTTGTGAATTTTGCTTCATTCTAGAATGTGCATCTTTAAGATACTCAACAATGTTAGGTTCTTGTTTAGTACTTTTTATTTCAGGTTTAAATTTATTAATAAAATATTTGTCATCAAAATTATCAAAGTTTTTTATACTATTAATTTTATAGTAACGAGTTCTTCCACTTTTCTTATCTTCAATATCAAAAAGCATTTTCATTTTTTGTTTGAATTGATTGCTCTTGGCTTGTTTTTCTCTCATTATATCGGAAAAGTAGTAGTTAAAGATATTGACCATTTGTTCAACGGTTACCTTAGAACCTAAGAAGTTTTGTGCAATGTAGTTTCTAAAGTTTTCCAAACGTTTTTTTTTACTAGGTTGGGGAAAAAAACTCTTACTTTTAAAATCACTTTTTTTATCTGCATGATGAATCAATCCCAAATCTAAAAATTCTTTTACTCCATAATAATTATTATCTGTTTCTAGTGATATTTTAGGTTTACTTTCATTCTTATCACTATAACTTTCAGTAAAAGGAGTTGCTGAAATAGAAACAATATAAATATTGTTATTTTTTAATTTTTGTGGATCGTTTTTCCAATCAATATCATTATTTTTTAAAAATTTAGTCAACACGTTTTCTTCTTTAGAACCATAGTGGGATTCATCAATAAATACTATACAGTCTTCTATGTTTGCATTTATTTCCTTTTTTAAATCACTATTTTTTTCAATAAAGTATTTTGCTTCTGGTTTTGCTATATTATCACCAGTTACAATATACTTACCTAAATGGTCATCTTCATTATTGTCAATTTTTGAATATGAATTAATAATTTCATTTTTGACGCGATTAGCAGTTTGATCTCTTAAAGCAACATCATTCATTCCAGTTATAAAAAAGTAACGCTTTATACCAAAATAACTAGACAATTTAATTTGATTATCGGGATTTACATATTCAAGCATATTACATACGGCATTACACACACCGGTTTTTCCACTTTGCATTTGAGCTAATAAAATAACATGTCTATTTCTGCTATCATTTTCACTCTTTCCTGAATCAACTTTAGTAAAGCTTTTTATTATTTCTTTGGCTGCGTCAACCTGGTTATCATATATAGCACCACTTTTAATATAATTGTTGTCTAATTCTTCTAATTTTTGTGCTATTTTTTCATTATATGAAGTCATAACTTTTTATTTTTTAGGTATTTATTGCTGCTAAGATAGGATAACAAGCGTTGTCAATGAAGGACATTTAAAGCTATCAAAATTAGTCATAATACTTGGTTACTTAATTTATACTCTTAAACCATTCTTTAAACTTGCCAAGGGTATTATATTCGCTAATTATCTCTTCTTCTTTATAGAATATAGAGTAGTGCACCTCATTTTCGTCAATTTCCTTTTCTACAATTATATACTCATAGCCATAAAACTCAATAAAAAATATTATACTTTCTTCATCGATATCATGCTCTATAAAATCCGGGTTGCATCTTTTAAAGAAATAAAAATCAATAAAATTTAGCAGATCATCATAATGATTGTTATAATGATCTTTTTGAATTATTTTTTGCGCCCAGTTAGAAACGTTTTGCATATTTCTATTTTTTTACATAACTACTTTTAAATCATAAACCAAAGAAAGTTGGTAAGAATGTTGATCACCATCGGCGACAGCAGAAAGCGCTAAACGCGACCAATTTTTATCTTCTAATAAGGTTTGTGCCGTTTGATGTGGAAGCAAGAAACTCCCCTTTATTTCTGGTGCTGCCTCCTCGGAAAAAAGTGGTTTGAAAAAAGTAACTTGATAATTCTGAGTTGCTGGATTTTCTTCTACTTGGATGTTTACTTTCTCCTCTAAACCAAAGGTTGTTTGAAGAGAAAAATTTTTTTCTAAAACTTGTTGAATTTGTTTTGTTTTATTCATAGTTGTTGAAATTTTATTTTGAAGTTAGAAAATAAAAGTTTTTAGTTAAATATCCTTAAATTGCCAGAACCGTTGGCGATTAAGCTTGTAAATCACCAAGGCAATTACCAAGACGTAGGTTTCAATGGCATATAGCCTTCGGGAATGAAGTAAATCGGGATCAATATCTTTAGCACTAGCGTACAACGGGCCGGTAATTCCCTCTGGGGCTAAAGCAAAAACCTGCCAGCCTGCATAGCCGATGCTATAAATTAGATACGCAAGAATGGCTATATCTAATAAGTGTTTTATGGCGTCTCCAACGTTTTTGATTTTCATAGTTTTGATTTATTTATTTTTTAATTTATTTCTACATGTTCAAAAGGTAAAACAGTTTTGGTAACTTCTTCGTTACGACCGTTCCAGAAAAGGAAAACATCTTCTTCATTATTAAAGAGTTTGTAGATGTCCTCCTTTTCCAGTTGGCCTCCATTTCGGATGGTATCGATTATTCGTTCTTTATCCCTTTCGGAAAGTTTCATGTTTGTTTAACTTCTTTTCTAAGTTTTCCAAAAGTTCTTCGATAAAAAATCATATTTTTAATACACGTTTACTTTTTGAGTGGAATCTTGAATATTAAAACAACTAAGTCCTAAAACTCCCTCAAAAACGTTTTGAAGGCTTTCAGTAGAAGTAGAAAAGTCATAATCAAGCTGTAATATTGAACAGAAAAAAGCAATATAAACATTACTACTTGATACAACAAAATGTTCTTTATTTGTTAAAAACTCGGTTGGAACAATTTTAATGTTCCGCTTTGCGGTATCAAAAAAGATACCTCCATCATCATCCATATTTGGATATTCGCTATATTTTGTCTTATAACTATGACAGTATTTTTCATAATGTTTATTTGGTAAAAACCAAATAATATTTTCACTGTTTACTTTTTCAGGTATTGTTTCAGAAACCAACTTTTCAAAATCTTCTAAAAAGTTAGCATCATTAAGTTTTGCTGAAGCCGGTTCTAAGTTATTATTATGTTGTACTAACAATCCATTAATGGGGTTATTAGTTTCTTTTGATCCAGTAAATATTATTGACTCAAAAGCTTTACAAAAATTTGAAAATAAGCTTTCGAGTAAGACAATTTCAAAAGGAAATATTTCATCATTAACACAAGCATAATCCTTTCTTAACAATTTATGTGGATTTTCATAATCCTTAAAATAATGAAATAAATCCAAATGTATTACTTCTTTACCTTTTTCATTAGACAAAGTAAAGTTTTGAAAATGATGTCCCACTTTCTCAGAATAAATTAGGTTAAAATTACAAATGGGACTGCTAGCAAGTAAATAATGCTCAATAAGTTCTGACTTGTACCTATTAAGTATATCTTTAGCGTTTTTATAAACATCTTCCATATCATAAGTCGAAAGTTTTTTCGAATTGGAACGGTTAAAGCGGTAACCAGGAACTCCCCTTTTAGCTTTACTGATTTTGTTCATTCCGTCCAATACATAAGAAATGTTTTCAATTTCTACTGTTGCTTTTTGTTCTGTGATAGTTTGCATAGCTTAATTGAATTTAAAGTAAAAAAAAATAAAATTTGACTGGCTTTAATGAATAACTGGTTTACGTTATATCCACTTCTTCACTAGAAACAATATCATTTACGGCTTTTCTAAGGTCGCTCAAATTTTTGAATTGGCCCGTATTATTGTTTGCTGGAATATAACCAAACCACCATCCATCAAGACCTAAAACATAGTAACTAAATTGATAAAATTTTAAGTCATTAAAATCATCAGGGTTTGGTAAATATGGTTGTACTGCAACTGGAACCGAAAAACATTGACCAAAAGTCATTAAAACTTTTGAATAATATTCGGATGGAACTTCATCAATAAAAGTATTAAGTTTTGATAGTTCAAGTTTCATTTTTGGGTCTTTAACCTTCATTGCAGTCCCTAGGTCTGGATTACCCGTTAAGTATTCTACATTATCAAATATTCGATAACGCATTATAAGATCAGGCTGAGCACATTCCCCTATAAGCACGAATGGATAATTTTCATCATTGGACTTCTCCCAAACAAGTTTATCCATATCATACCTCAAATAATCCATATCTTCTTCATAGCTAGAAGTATCAACGTTTAGGTCGAATATCTTTTCAGTTGGCTCCATATCATATTCGAGAGGAAACAGCTCAGCTTCAAAATATGGTATGTAATATCCATTACTATATCGAAGATAGCTCTCTAAAAGACGGTTTTCCGTTTGATAAAAAGACATATTAATTTTTGTATTTTAGTAACCTTTTTCAATTAACTCTTCTATTTCTTCATCTTCTAAAACACCTTTAAGAGAAACATCATTGTATCCTGCTCCCTTTAAAAGAATCCACTGGTTATCTTTACTAAACAAATAAACGTATTCAATAAATACATCGTCCTTAAATTTATTTTTTAGCTCCTCTCGGTTACTATAATGGTGAATCTTTAATTCTTCACCATGATCTCTATGGTAAGCATCTACGTATTTAGAGCTAAAATCATTTTGTATAGATGCCTCTATGTGATATTCTCCTATTTCCTTATCTAAAAAAGAAATATCTCCCATATTTATTAACTGTTCAATACTTGAACGATCATTATAATAATTTTGCAGGATATATCCATTATGCTCAAGATACCCATCGCAATGGCAATAAATTGCCTCGATGGTTCCATCCTGGTTTTCTTTACAAATAATGGAACGTGTACTCATATTAGACTAGTTAAAATTATTTACTTATAATACTTTACTTTTACTCAAAGATTAAAACAACATCTAAAGGACTTACAATATTCATTTCCGAAAAGTTCACCATTTCCGATGGAGGGTAATTAAATATTAAACTTCCTTGATAATAAGAAGTGGTAATTTTTAAGGAGCTATCAGTTATAATTTTATCTAATATATCCTTGTGCATAAGTTGAGTATCAGTAATGATGAAGTCTATGTTAGAAATACTTTCAGTAGAAGTTAATTCTATTCTACCGTCATCAGTTTCTAAGTAGAAATTACTAAAAGTAAAATCTTTATCAATAACATCAAAAAAGAACACGATATGAGGTTCATTGAATTCTTTAGCAAAAACATAAGCCCCCATTATCTTAACAGTGTATTGACTATTTTTATAATCCATTATAGCTAAGCTTTCAAGCCTTTCAGGATTATATTTATGTTTCCATGAATTGACTTTTTGTGCACTTAAGTTAGTGCTAAATAACATAATCAATAATGACACTGTAATTAATATATTTAAAATTGTTTTTAGTTGGTTTTGCATGATTAAAAGTTTTTAGGGATTATAAAAATTATTTAATTGGTAAATGTTCTTTTTGAAGACCAAATCTAGGATTGACAGGTTCAGATTGAAATTCGCTTATACATTTTCTCAAATCCAAATCATCTAAAATAAAACAACCACCTTCAAAAGGAAATACTGGATTTTCAGATAAGTGTTTTTTAATCTCTTTGCATTTATGTTTTTTTATGTTATCAAGATTTGGAGATGGTTCAATAAGCGGAGCAACATCTAGACTCATATACCCCGTTATTCCAGCTTCTCTAAGTATTTCATCCCACCACACATTATCTGTATTTGTATATCGCCAATCTGAAATTATAACAATTTCAACGTAACGAAAACTTAACCATTCTGAAAGAACTCTAGCATTTTCTAAATCTATGTTAGGAAGATCGAATGAATCAGATGGAGGTGTATTGTCATTATTTAGAACCCCATCTATATCTAAATAGACACGCCACCCATTTTGTTTTAATTCAGACCCGTTGTTCATTGATTTATTCTTTAGGTACTAAGTTCATGTTATCAATAAGATCAAGAAATATATTAACCTTATCAGTTTGGAGAATTGAAAAAAACAAAGATGAATCTGATTCTTTTTTATAACTTGTTATATAATCAAAAAAACCATCTAATATGTACTTAAAATTTTCATTTTCAAGAGATGGAAATACATATTTACTTTCTTCCTTGTTTTCTAACACTATATTATATAAGTCATGATCTTTAAAATGATGTATTTTTACCTTTGCAAAACCCCCAGATATATCACTTTCTGCATAAATAATATTATTACTACTTGAAATATTTTTCCATACAAAGTTATTTAAGGGAATGTTTGATTCATGTTCAAAACCTTCTGAATCTATAAAAAGACCATCTTCGTTTAGTTGAACAATTCCATCCTCTATCATACCATTCAGATGATAACATCCTTCACCACCGTTAAACATCTTTACTGGTGCCTTTCCACCATACATCTTTTTTGCAAAATTTAGAAATTTTATAGCATCATCAACGGTATGGATTTTATAAGTATTGTTCATTATAGTTAAAATTTAGTGTATCACAATCAGCTCTAATTTTGTCTAAAATTGCTATCCATTGCTATCCACTTTCAACGGGTATACTAACTTTATAAAAAAGAACATATCTTGCTAATACCAACTGTTTGATTTTCTCCAGTACTTCTTCGGCACATCCCCGGTTCTTCATCGGTCAGTTACTGTAGCGGATGTGGTTGGGATTGAACCAACAACCTTCTGATTAACAGTCAGATGCTCTACCAATTGAGCTACACATCCAAAAAACGGATCCTTTGTGGAATTACCCACCCGCTTAAAGTAATTCCACTTCAGGATCCAAGGCGGGTGTTATAAATCGGAATCCTTATGCTTATTCTCACTTGGAAATGCGGTGAGAAAATTATACTTCAAATAGATGGCCAATTCTCGGCCATCTTCTTTTTAACGGTGCCTTGTAAATCCAAGTGATAATCACCTTCAATACGCTGCCTTTCAAAAATTTCTAACGTTTCTTTTTCGATTTGTTTGAGCAAAAAATCAAACCCTTTTCTTCGTACCGTTAGTTCGTATAATTCATTCTGGGAGATTTGGAGAAATTCCCGCACCCTGAAATCAAACTCAAATAATTGATTCCACCTCCAATCAAGGCTTTCTTCAATAATTTGGGGGTTGACTTGATTGAGTAGGTTTTGATTTTCTTCACATATTAAATGGAAATCATAAAGTATAGATACGCTTTGATGTAGTGCTAGCGCCGCGTGAGCGAAGGAAAGATTATCCGCTGGGTCGGAGAATTGAAAATCGCGAAAAATCATAATCATAGTTGGAAAAGTTTTACTCTAAGATAGGAACAAAAGTAATTGTTGTCAAGGAATGAAACGAGAAAATTTTAATCTTCTTTTTATTCCGCTTCTTTCCTTTGATCTAACAAATTCCAGCCTCTACTAAAAGGTAAGTCTTTAATCTTTTTAATCATTTCATATTGGGGGAGACTACCCCAATCATCTAAGGTATCATCAGACTCATATGATTGAAGTTCAGGATCATACCTTGAAACACTAGCTTGACAAAGTAAAAACCATGATCCATTTTTATCTTTATAGTTTGGATAATTTTGATAAAGCCAATCAATTCTATCAATAGGCCAAACCCGTGATTCCATTACAGAAAGTTCATGAACAAACCATTCTTTCAAATAGGAACTGTATATACTAACTTTACCAAGATAAGTATTTACATCCAAGTCTATTCGTTGCTTTGAAAAAGTCATCCAATTTCCATCTGGAGTTTGAATTTCGGATGGAAAATTAATAAAAAGTTTTTCAATTTGCGGATCACTTTTTTGTCGCCAAGCAGCCTTTTCTTCTTCTGTTAAACTTTTATAAATATCAATCATTTCAAATTAAAGTTAAATCCAACAATTTCTTTACTTATGTAAAGCTATTTACTTATTGTATGTTGTTTACAGTGATTGTATCACAACTAACTACTGTTTTATTGTTAGACACTTTAGTAGTATCACAATTTAAAACATAAGTTTTTTCTGTATTACATTGTTCTGATGTTTTAATTAAAGAAATAATTAAAACAGCTCCTGCAATTAATATAATAAGTATGCTTTCTATTCTGCTCATGTTACTTTATCTTTTAGGTTTAAAAAATGATAAACAGCCTCTTGTAAGTCTTTCACAACAAAATAATCATACAAAGAGCTTTGATTAGAATAACTATTTACCCAATAAATATTGTTAAAGTCTGCTGATAATGCAGGATAAACATCATTTTCCAAAGAATCTCCAATCATAGTATATTTATTAGCTGGATAATCTTTTTTAACTTGTTGGTAAACATCATCAGATTTTCTTGTTTCAACAATTTCATGCTCAATATCAAAAAGCCCAAGTTCGTGTATTTTTCGAACTTGATCTTCGCGTCTTCCAAGTGTAAAGATAATCAATTTATCATTATTATCCAAATTTTTCCAAAGTAAATTTAGTGCTTCATAAGACCCTGAAAGATATTCAAACGTATCTTTATAAACTTGAATACCCAGCTCATATAATTTTTCTAGTGTAGAACTTGATACGTTATAGTAAACTCCCAACTCTTTTAATTTTTTAGAAAGCCGATAGCGATCATAAAAAGAATTAAGGCGATCAGAATCCAACTCTTTAAAAGTATTTTTTACTTGTTTTTTAGTTAAATTTTTAGATTTTTCCTTGATAATAAGATCACATGCTTTGTCAATTTTTTCATGATATTTTTGACCACAACTAACAACCGTATCATCAAGATCTATCAAAACAACATGCGAATAAAAATGTTTAGATTCGCGGTGATTTACTACCCAATCACGAATGTGGATATAAGGAGAATCTTCGTAATCATTATGAATTACTAAATCCCAATCTGTCCAGTTATCTAAACCTGTTTCACTAGGGTGTTGCGAAATTTTATTATAAACATCATATTGAACGTTGCCATCTTTATTGGACGCTTCTTGTTCAAGTGCACTTTTGTTTCTATTAGGTGCTTCTACACGAATCAAATAAGCTCCAAGTGATCTTAAATAGTTTGCTTCATTTTCAAAACGTAAATCTGTTATAATAACCCTTTCAATAGATTTTCTTTGAGAATATAATCTAATATACTGTTCCAAATACCTGCACCATATATCTTCTCCTTTTTTATCACGTCCTTCTTCAGTGCCATAAATTTGAAGGATTCTACGTGTTTCCTCATCTTTCGGCCCTTCAAATACTTTCTTTTCATCTAAACCCTCTTCAATGATAGCCCTAACTTTAAATACATCGGCAAATGCCATTACAAGTGTGGACTTAGAAGAAAGATATTCAGGAAATATTTTTTCTGCCATGAAGTTTTTTCCAGAACCTATTTTTCCAGAAAACGCATAAATTTCAGGGTATTCCATATTCATAGTACTTTTATTTTGGTGGTTTAATATATCTTATTATTTCTAATAGCGCTCTTCTTCTTTCATGTTCAATTTTTCATTTTACCTTGTCAACATTAGATACCCTTTCAAAGTGTTAGAGGGACTCTCACTTAATTCTGGCATCGCAAGCCTCAAGCACTTCTTTGTCAGATACCCTTTCAAAGTGTTAGAGGGACTCTCACCTTTTTTTGTGATCAGTTCGTAACATAAATAAGCGGATTAAGTCAGATACCCTCTCAAAATTGCAGAGGGACTCCGACTTTTTACTGAATAAATAAAATAAAAATTATCTATGAGTCAGATACCCTCTCAAAATTGCAGAGGGACTCCGACCCCGTTTTTCCTCGCTTCCTTGCGTCAGGTATTCCCTCTTCAAATTTGAAAGAGCTTCGAGTTTCATAGTCAAACACCTGTCGAAACAGGATTTACTTCGACTCCACCCGTGTTATCGACATCTGCTGCCGATTCTAATTTTAGTAATCCTTGATTTAATATATTTATTGCTGCATTCAGGTCCCGGTCTAAGACGTGGCCGTTTGAACACGTCCACTCTCGCTCCGAGAGACTTAGATTTTCCTTCTCATCCCCGCAAATATGGCAGGTTTTACTGCTTGGATAATATCGGTTTATCGCCACAACCTGTTTATTATCTCGTTCTGCCTTGTATTTTAGCATTTCTTTGAACATACCCCAACTAACGTCGCTGATATTTTTGGCCAGTTTCCGGTTTTGCTTCATACCTTGAACATTCAAGTCTTCCAAAGCTATCGTATCATAGTTATCTACGACTTCCCGCGATATTTCGTGCAGCAAGTTTTTTCTCGAATTTGCTACCTTCTCATGCAGCTTGGCGACTTTCTGTTTTTGACGGATATAGCTATTGCTTTTTTCCTCACATTTCTTACTTCCCTTTTTACGGGCTAAATCTTTTTGAGCTTTTGCCAGTTTTTTCTCGTATTTCTGCAAATATTTCGCGTTCTCGTAACGCTGACCGTCCGACGTAACAGCAAGCTCTTTTATACCTAGGTCAATACCAACAGCTTCACCCGTAGGTTCGGGGGGCGTATATAGCTCTTCTACAAAGATAGAAACGTAATACTTCCCGCTAGGTGTCTTGCTGAAGGTCATGGTCTTAGTCTTGCCCACAATAAGACGGTGTGCAATGACTTTTATACCCTGTTTCTTAAACTTAGGCGCATATACACGATCACCTTTTATTTTGCACGTGTTAGAAAAGGAACTATAACTTTTTTTACTTTTGTGCTTAGACTTAAACTTAGGATACTTACCATGTTTTTTGAAAAATCTTTGATAAGCATCGTCCAAATCCCAAACAGCACTAACCAACGCAGCTGAGTCGATTTCCTTCAAAAAGCCAAATTCTTCAGTCCGTTTTAATTCTGGGAGTTGGCGTGATTGCTCGTAGACATTCGGAGATTTACCAGTCTTTTCATAATGCTCCTTACGCTGGGCCAGCATATAGTTGTAAATAAGCCGTACGCAGCCGAAAGTCTTGTCGAGCAGTTCAGCTTGCTCTTTAGTAGGCTTTAATCGAAACTTGTAGGCTCTATAAATTGTCTTTTGCTCACTCATAATAGGCCAATAATCACTAAAAAAGCTTTATAATTCTTTTTTAGTTTTTGATTTTCTTTTTCGTATTTTTGGTAAAGTCTGGCATAATTAAAACAATTAAAGTTCAGAAAAAGACGATAATGGTTTTTTCCACATAGGATACTTATCTTCTCCAACAAGATCAAACACGAAAAGCTCTTTTAACCAGCGGGCTTGTACAACTCTTTTAGAATCTGGTTTAGAATTCAATTGTTTCCAAATATCAGCCTCCAACCAGAACTGGTTTAGCCATCTAACCGCCGCTAAGTTTTCTGCTTTAATAGCTCTTTTAGCAGCTTCAATACTCAAGTTTTTAACTTTTTCAATTTCGTGTTCGCCTTCGTCATCTAACGGAAGCGAATTTTTATAAACATCACTTAGAGTGATAGAATATCTGGCCCCGAACTCGTCACATAACTGCCAATAATCTTGCAGCTCATTTTGCCAGTTCTGATAAAGACTAGCCACCATTTTAAGGCGAAGCTCAAATTCTTCTAAATCAGACTCTCCAAGCCCGTATTTATTTGAGTTTAACTTCACCAAGACCAAATGAGCCTCACAAGAATGCCACTTCATTAGGCTACCATATGCTAAATAGTAAAGCTCAGGGTAACCTAAATCGTAATTTTCACTTGCTAGTAAAAACTTTTCCGGCTCAGCGTAAAGCTCTTCGATTGGAAATTTAGTTGTGTTAGTCATAACTTATAATAGTTTAATAATTTCGGGAATGGTGTAAAGCTAGTAAATCTTTTTGAAGGTGTCAAGCAAAACTTTAATTTTTAGTTAAAAACCATAAGCAGGGGGAGAGGGATTCGAACCCCCGAACCAGCGTAGCTGGCTGCCGGTTTTCAAGACCGGTGCAATCGACCGCTCTGCCATCCCCCTGCAATAAGCATCTAATACATGAAGATTCATTACTTATTATGTTTTAAAAACCTATTGGTAAACTATTATTAGATTTTTCATGCCCAATAGGCTTTTCATTAAATATTTCAGAAAGCACAGCGGGTTTATTTAGTTGTTTAACACCTAGATGGTCAAATAAAGCTGCTGATTTTAATTTAACTGATTTTTCAGTTTTTTTACCGTTAAAAAATGCTTTTAATTTGTTTATTAAATTCATGTAAAACTTGATTTTAGTTAATATTTCCAAAACACACCGTCTTCATATCCTTGTATTGTTGAATCTTTTTCAGCTAGTTCCAATCGTTTTTCAGCGATACAAGCATATTTACTATCCAGTTCAATGCCAATATAATTTCTTTTAAGTTTCTTTGCAACAACCGAAGTAGTACCACTTCCTAAAAAAGGATCTAAAACAATATCATCAACTTTGGAACTCGCCAATATAAGTTTAGCAATTAGTTTTTCTGGTTTTTGGGTGGGATGTTCCGTATTTTCAGGCATTGACCAAAAGGGAATAGTAATATCATTCCAAAAGTTAGAAGGATGTGTTAGCCGAAAGTTTCCATTGCTTTCTTCCTGCCAATCTTTGGGTTTACCGTTTTCTTTGTAAGGAGCTTTAACACGTCTTTTCACTTTAACCGCGTCTACATCAAAATAATAACTATTGTTAGATACTGTTGCAAACCAAATATCTTCTAAACAGTTCTTCCAATTAGATTTAGAACCCCTTCCTTTTTCTCGCTGCCAAGTTATTCTATTCTGTAAATAAAAATATTTATTAAGCACTTTTTCAATAGTTGAAGAACTTTTCCAATCACAACAAACATAAATACTGGCATCTGAAGTTAATAAAGGAAACACTTTTTCAATCCAATCTTGAGTAAAGTTTTCATATTCTTTCCAACTTAAAGTTGAAAAAGTGTTTGAATTGTATTTTTTAGGTAAGTTGTAAGGTGGATCAGCAACTAAAAGATTAATTGAATTGGGCTGTATTAAACTAACACCTTTTTCATAATTACCATTAATTGTAACATTTACATATGGAGGATTAATCTTAGAGCTATTCAAAGAAATCAATTTACTTGAATAACACTCTTTTTCTTTTTCTGATAGTGTTAAAGTTCTGTTATTAGGTGATTTCATAGTAGTTAAGCGGAACTTAAATCAAACTTTAAGTATGTAGAACAAATACCAGAGTTTAACTTGTACTCTAAATTGGAATCTTTTAAAAGACTGTTTAATACAGATTCCAATTTAAGTTGAGCATTAAAATCAGATGAATAAAACAAAATTATGTCCTGTTTATAATTTACTTCAGTATGTTCAATTTCTTCTGTTAATTGTGAAAGAGTTAAATGGTTGGCTATATAAGAATACAATCGACCACTGCTTTCTATATAAGGATGGTAGTCTAAAGGCAAGGAACTTAAATCTTTTTCCAAAAACCTAAAAAAATTTGCCAAATAAACTACATAGTTGTTTCCACCATCTAACGAGGTTTTTATCATTTTTATTTATTGTTTTAGTTTTCACCTTCTTATATATATTTGAGTTTCTTCTAAACATGTATATTTTAAGAGGTTTGTAATCAATACTTGGATTTGATATGTGTTTATAGTCAAATACAAATTTTCTTAAAACATCTTCTGGTTCAGTATCTGGTGAAAGGTTATTCCAATAATTTTCAAACTCTAGTTTACTATAATAATTACTAATCTCTGATAATAAATATTTGTTATAATCATTTTCTATTATAAGAAATCCTTCCTTAGCTAATTTAATCACTAGGTTTAATAAATTTTCTAAAAAATCAAATGCGGTTTCTTCATCAAAATTTTTATCTAAATCAACACGATAAGAAGTGAATCCATACATATTTGGATGTTTTTTTGATATTTCACTAACTTTAGAATTCATATCACTATCACTTGTAATGCCCACAAAAAAGTTAGACTTACAATCACCATCTGACTTATGTATTAAGTAATAATTTTTAACAATTTCGTATAAATAAGTATCAATAGTTCTATGTGTTTTATTAAACTTATTCATATTACTAATTAAAAAGTGGGAAGCAATTAAAGCCTGAATAAATCTGGTAAAATCAGTTTTAAAATTGTTCAGGTCAGTTGTAATATAAAGTTCGGTATTAAATTCTTCAATAGAGTAAAAGTTTGTAATAATTTTTACAAGTTCAGAAACTTTGTCTGTGTCAAGAAGTGAACTCGCTTCAAATATTGTAACTTTGTCATCAGTTACTACAAGTTTACCATTTTCAGTAACTGTTATGTAGATTTCAATATTATCGTTATGAACACCTAAAAAGGTGTTACATGAGATGACCATTCACCGTTAGAATTATCAGGATTAAAAGCGAAGAGTAGACCATCTAAGAGATGGTCTACATAATCTTCAATCAAATTTGTTTTGGAGTTATCGCAATAACGATTCATAGTTATTCAACGTAATATTTTTTAACATATACAACTAGGTCCCTGGCGAAAACTTGCCACGAACCGTCTTCCTCATTAAAAACCATTAAAAAACTAGAACGGTCGTGAGGATGACTATTGGTTCCATCCAAAGAATCAACTTCACTAACAGTAATTGATTTTCCTGTAGTGGACTCTTTGGTTCTGTCTCTAAGCAAGACAACTACCCTTTCTCTTTTTTCTTGTTGTTGATTTTGCATAATTGAAATGTTGTTTTTGAGTTAGAAAATAAAAAACAAAGTTGTTGTAATTTGGTTTACTCTTTTTTTATTCACTGATGAATAGATGTTTGAATATCGAAAACGCATGCAAGCAAGTTAACAAAAGTATCAATAACTTGCAAACGTTTTGCTTGATATTCTGCAACTTTTATTGTTATGATAGGTAAATAAGTAAGTTTATCTTGATGGTATTCACGTATATATTCAATAAAATTTGTTCCAAGCCCTTCAAGAACTTCATCTACACTGTTTTTATATGCCGATAGCACTGTAAAATTCTTTTGTGGATCACCCTTTCCAGATAAAATTAGTTCATAAACATCTTTTAACTGATAGTTAATAGAACTCAAATTTTTAGAATTAAGCTCTTCGTTATTGTTATAAAGTGTTTGTAAACGTTTTACAACACTTCTAAAAGAAGGATAGTTCTTATCAACTAAATGGTAAATAGTTTCTTTGTTATCATAACCAATGCCAGTAGCATCCATTATACCTTTCGCTTTTTTTGCCATTAAGTTTTTCAGCTCTTTTTCTTCATCGTTTGATATATTAACAAGATCCATTAGTTCAAAACGATCTCGAATAGGATCAGTAATTTTGTTAATATAGTTGCATGTAGCTATAAAACGTACATTTTGATATTGTTCAACAAATGGTCTAAGCGCATCTAAAAATTGTTTTGACGCCCCATCAATTTCATCGAATATAACTACTTTTATATTTGAACTGTTGCCTTTATCATCAATCGTTTTAGCATAAGACTTACAAAAGTCAGTAACTTCACTTCTTAGTACCTCTACAGAAGATTGATCTGATATGTTCCAAAAAGCATACTTATAGTTTGATGCCAAAATCTTTGCAATGGTGGTTTTCCCTATTCCGGGAGGCCCTGCGAGTAAAAGATTTTGATAAAGATTATCATTCAACTTGTAAAGTTGATTTTGCAGTCTTTCAGGCAACAAAACCTTTCCAGCAGTGCTAGGTCTGAAAAGTTCAGTCCATATGTTTGTGTCTAATTTCTTCTTTGTCTTTGGATTCATTATACTAAGTGGTTTTTATTTAGTATGCAAAACTAACACAAAAACTCTTGAGTTCAAAATTTTTTCAAATCTTTCCAACCACTAAAAAATTCAAACAATTCAAACCTTTCAAACTGCAACTCAAATTGTACTTCAAACTGTTCAAACATAAATTTCAAAATTTCTTCAAACTGCTACCAACAAACCGGTTTCAAACTCCCTTCTATTATGGTTGCTTAGCAAACATTGAAAATAGTTCTATTATAGGGTGGGTGAAACGAAGTGGAACGAAGTTTCAAACTGGGTGGGAAATATTTTAAATCAGTTTGGGGGTTTTGGAACGGTTAGGGTTTTAAAACAGTTAGGGTTTTGAAACAGTTAAAAACAATTAAAGACAATTAAGAATAGTTGAGAACTTACTGCGTTGTATTTTTGTTATATTTGCAGCTTGTTACAATAAATATAAATAGTTAAAAACCACTTCAAATCAAAGTAACAACTATGGTTAACTACAAAAAAAGAAGAGTAACTTCAGAACAAGATTACAATAGTAAGAATGGAAACATTGTTAATAGTATTGAAGAACTTGCCAGATTACCATACTATAGCCACTACCATAAATTTAATCTATTTAACTATGGTGACAGAATTAAGAAAGTTCATGAAAATGACGACTTTGCAATTATAAATTTTGTTTATAGTTTAGTTCATTTTTATAATATATTAAAGTTAGATGGTCCAACAAAAGTTCGTATGGTCAAACCAGAAAAACACAAAAACTATAAATTATTTGGTGTTTCCTACTTAGAAGTATCAGGAACGGGCAGGGAAGATACAAGTACAGTTATTTTTCATGATTACTTTACAGGAGTTAAAGACAACGTAACAAATGAAGATTTGTTAAATGCTAAAAAATCAATTCACAATTATAAACTTAAGAAAAGATTACGAAAAAATAACAATCACTTAAAGTAACAACTATGGTTAATTACAAAAAAAGAAGAATAAGTTTAAAACAGAATCACAACATTACTAGTAGAAATATTATTAATACTATTGAAGAACTTGCCAGATTACCATACTATAGCCATTATCATAAATTTAATCTATTTGACTATGGTAACGGAATTGCAAGGGTTAGTAGAGATGTCAATTTTATTATTAATATACGGTTTAGTTATAGTTTAATTGATCCCTATAATAGATTAAAGTTAGATGGTCCAACAGGAGTTTGTATAACTAAATCAACAAAAGACAATAATTATGAATTATTTGGTGTTTCCTATTTAAATATAACAGAAACGCATAGAAAAGAGACACCTTTAATTTATCTTTATGATTACTTTAGGGGAATTGAAAACAATAAAAAGAAAGAGCATTTTGCTGAGGTTAAAAAATTAATTTACAATTACAAATTTAAAAAAAGATTACTAAAAGCTAGTTACAATTTGAAGTAACAACTATAATTAATTACAAAAAAGGAAAAACAACTTTAGAACTGGATTATAGTAGTAAGAATAAATATATTATTACTGAAATTACAGAGCTTATAACATTACCATATTATAGTCATTATTATAAATACAATGTGTTTTCTTATGATGTCCACTATAATAAAAATAATAAACACTGTACATTTGAAAAATTTAATGGTGTAATACGATTTTATTACGATTTAATTTATTATTGTAATGTGTTGAAAGTAGACGGCCCAACAAAAGTTGCTGTAATTGAAACTGACAATCACAACTTGTATGAGTTGTTTACTATTTCTTACTTAGATATAGAAAGAAAAGATAATGCAAATGATAAAGAAACATTTAAAATTTTTTACAGTTTTATGAAAGAAAATGGAAGCAACAAAATGAAAGAACATTTTGCTGAAATTAAAAAATTAATTTACGACTATAAGCTTAAGAAAAGGTTACTAAAAACTAGTCATTATGATAAATAGAAAGAAAGGTGCAGTTGTAAAATTTAATACTGGAAGTAAAAAAACCATCCTTGGAATAGACTATAAAGTAATCATAGGAAAACGGATTGAAGATTATTTAGATATTCCTTGTTACAAGCCTTCACTTATTATGTACAATACTGAATATCACAGGGGGTCTGATTCAGGAATGTTTGTTGTAAAATTTAGATTTTATGTGGGTGTCTACTTTAACATTAGATATGGATTTCATTCAGATAAATTAGATCAAGTTAAACATAGACTTGATGGACCAGCAACAGTAGATTTAAATTTTGAAGGCATAACCAATGAAATATTTATGGGGTATGTTTATGACAATCCATTTACAATATGTTTTTCAAAGTGTGAGTTTATTCATCATAACTTAAAAAAGAAAATTAAAAGGTTGAATAAATCCAATAGCTGGCATAGCTCAATTGGCAGAGCATTTCACTTGTAATGAAAAGGTTGGGAGTTCGAGTCTCCCTGCTAGCTCTTATAAATATGTCAAAAAATAGTAGTTAGTGACCAATACAAAAAAACAAAAATTTTTTAATGTTAGTTATCCATGTTATAAAGTTTTAGTTCGATATGGCGGTGTTAATACTACCTATAAAAAACCACGTCTTATAAATACTTGTATATTAGTTGATTCGTTAAGCATAAGTGTAGAGTATAGCATGTGTTTTAGTCTTATAAAAAGTAAGTATGTTAAAGGAACTGCACATAGAACTGATGGACCATCAAAAATTTACATTAATTTTACACATGAATTAAAAAACTTAGTTGATGTTAAAAGAGACTGTTGTTATTATGTTCATGGAGCTAAAAAGAATTTTAAGGAATTACAACATTACAGACTAAAAAGTATTTTAAAGAAAAATCAAATTTATACTTGACAAGTTGAACGAACCTATGTATATTTGTGTTATGCAGTTAAGTTATTGGAAATTCATAAGTTGGTAAAGCAAATAACAGTCATATTATCCATTAATTTGAATTCCAAAAACTTGACGGTTGTTTCAAATCCAATATTTTAATCAAAAATCCGAAAAAGTAGAAGATTATGTCAGACTTGAAAGATCTATTTAAGCCAAATTCTCAATTGAATCTATCTGGTTCATCATCCAATGAATCTGATGATGAAAAGGGTGGTATTCAAGAAGTAATGTACCGCCCCCGTCCGCATGATGCAAAGGACAGAGTTTACAAATCAAGAATACGTTTTGTGCCTTGGTACAAAGATCCTAGTAAATGGTTTATTCGTAAGTACATTTACTATAACATTAGAGATGAAGAAGAAGGCCCGATTCGCTGGGAGGGAAAATACGATGAAACAGCGGGGCGCTCAAAAGAAGAAGATAACTTAGTTCGAAAAATGTGGCAAAAGCTTTATAACCTTAAGGACAAAGACCCTATGCAGGCTAAAAAAGCTGACTTTTTCAAACGTTCAGGTGAACCCCAACATTTTATGTTAGTTCAGATTATTGATGATAAGGTTTATCCTGAACTAAATGGAAAAATTAGGGTTATGCAGCTTAATCAACATATATGGAAGCAGGTTAGGGATCTTCGTTGGAATGACGATGAAGATGAAAGGATGCTTCCAACAAACTTATTGGAAGCCAAAGAATTCAACATCAAAGTTGAAAACCCAACTGATGATCCAATTAAAAACGATTATACTGCTTGTGGCTTTGTATCAAAGGTCACACCCATTGCGGTTCCGAATGAGAACAATGAGTTTGAATATGATGAAAATGGAAAACTCATTAGGATTAGTAATACTGAAGAAGACCTTCAACGCGTTAAAGAATATCTTGAGCGTGAAAGCCCTGATTTTGAACAGTTCGAGTATCAACCACCTAGTGAAGAAACTATTGAAAATCTCAAAGCTTTCATTAGAAAGCACGTTGAAGAAAAATATTACAAGGACATTATAGGTAAGGAATACTCATCTTCAAAACCAAAAAGTAAAAGTTCTGATGAAGACGATGAAGATGAACTGGATCGAATTTCAAAGTCTAGTTCTACTGACAACAAAAGTTTTCCAGATAATTTAGAGGGTGAAGATAGTAGTACCGGTTCTAATAAATCTTCTGGGGGCAACAGTGAAGATGACTTTGATGATATTTTAGACGACTTATAATCTTTTTCGGTTTTTGAATTAGTATCACATGTTGGTTTTGATCCCATAGTTTTTATTATAGCTATGGGATTTTTATTTTGAACTTTAGATTTGATTTTGTTGTTATATTAGTGCAGAAGGTTAAATTTTTCAAACTAAAAAAGTTGAACTTATGGAAAATCGAAAAAATAAGCGTTTTGAAGAACTAACTGAGAATCCAACTTTGGTTATTAACCTTTTTTCTAAATATGTAAAAGTTTTAGAAAAAGCTGGAATGCCAGAATATGCTAAGAAACTTGATTTATCCCTTGAAAAAATTAAGTTATTGGCTGATAAAAGCGATAAGCAAGAAAGCGAATTTGCAGATGCTGTTCCCACCATTTTTGATATTAACGATGGAAAAACAGAATCAGAAAAACAAGAACAGCTCTTAAATGACTTTGGTACTTTGGCTGAAGATATTTCACTGATTCAAAGTCCTCTTTACGATCTTGGTTTTCTTGAAGAATTTGATACTGTTTCGTATGTACGCAATGGGATTCTTCAAAAATCAGATCGGTATAAAGATTACATGTATAAGTTCAAAAGTGAAATTAGTTTAAAACTTAATGATTAAGTTTCTGTTATTTCTTTTCCATTTCATAAAAAGTTAAAGCTAGTGCCATTTGAATAATGGCAACGATTTTTTCTTCTTGTTTTGGATCTACTTGAACAATAGTTTTGTAAAAAATGTCATGACCAATATCCGCTGCTACTTGTGAATAGTCAAGTACAACTTGTAGTTCTGTGTATACACTTCCTTCGAAGCTTAAACCAAAATTAGTTCCTTGATATGGAGATGGTTCACCGATAGCTTTTTTCAGCTTAAAAATTTTAAATTGTTTTAGTTCAGATACTTTAATTAAAAAGTCTAAGTAACTATCTAAATTATCGCACATTGCTCTGTAACCAGTAATATCTTTGAGATCTAGAAAAGTGTCATATCTTTTTTGTACAAATTTTCCAAAAAGAAATTTTGCTAAAGCTTTTCCTGCTTTTTTAAATTTTCCTGGTCGTTCTATAATTTTTACATCCTGATTTGCAGAATTTTCTAGGGTTCTTTTAATTTTAGCTAAAAATTTATTATAAACTTCTTTTATAGCTTCATAAACATAAGCAAGTTTAAAATTTTGGTTCATAAAGTTTTTTGAATTATCATCATGTTCTTGTCTTACAAGATTTATTACATCTGCTACATCAACAGATTCTTTACTTTTTAAGTACCGCCTCATCAAGCGTTGTATATTTTTATCTTTTAGTGTTAAAATTTCTTTTACTTCAGATACTTTAATATTCATCACTTTTGCCAACTCTTTTTCAATATAATCCTGTTCCTGTTTAACATCTTTTTTATCTTTCAAAATGTTTAGTAAAGTATCTTTAATTTCATGTCTTACATATCTTGTATAAGCATTCAAATAATTTTTTTTCATTTTTTCTGTTCTAGCGATAATATCCTTTAACCTTTGTGGTTTTTCATTATAAATTTTTATAAACTTATTAAAAGCTTTATCTAGTCTTTCTATTAAGTCTGGATAATTTTTTTGCATTTCTGAATTTTGTTGATATATCTTCTTAATTTCTAACTTTGCAAGCGATACATCTGTAGGAGTTAGTTCTTTAAATAGCTTTCTACCACCGATACTTTTAGATAGTGCTCCAGCATCTTTGTATTCATTTAGTTGATAAATAGAACGAGTATTAAGGTTGAGACGATTAACTTCACTTTTAGCTTGCTTTAGACTGTGTCTATAAGCGTTTGATTCTGTAATGGTTTGGTAAGGTCTTTTTATTTCTCGCTTTTCCTTAAGACTTAAAAAGTTCATTTTTTCAATATCTGAACCTGTGGATAGTTCATTTATAATTATGGTTTTTGCTTCCTTTATAGATTTACATTTTTTTAGTTGATTTTTAACAAAAACTAGCTTTGTTAAGTCTTGTTTGTTTAGTTTATTTTTGGTTTTGTAATTAATAAATTCTGTTAATGAATTATAAGTGGGGTTTTCTTTTGGATCGTCAAGATAGATCACAATAGTTTTTTTTTATTTATTATTGTTAAAATTTTTTATAAATAAATAATAAAAAAGTATAAAAATGAAAAAATGGATCAAAACTGCATGGGAAAATATTAAAGAGTTTTTTATAACGTTGTGGGATGAAATTGTGGGTATCAAACGTAGATGTGTTGATGAGGCAACTCCTAAATTTTGGAAACGTGTTAGAAACTTATGTGCAGGACTTTCTGCCGCTGGTGGTACTATCTTAGCACGTCCTGATTTATATCCAGAATTTTTGCAAGAAAATGTAGGATATTTGTTAACAGCTGGATTAGTTGGAACTGTTTTAAGCCAACTTACAAAACATAATGAAAGATCATCTAAAAGTTATTCACAAAGAATGAAAAATGTTAGAGCTAGACAAAAAGCACCGAAACCCTCTAAAATTAATCAAATAAATCAAAATGGCATCAATAAGAACGCTTGAAGATATAGAAAAAACTTATGGAAAACAGTTTTTAGATGACCTGTTAAGTCGAAAGGTTACAATAACTGAAAAGGTTGATGGGAGCAGGTTGTCTCTTGGCAGGCGTGGTGACCATGTGTTGTTTTATAAGAAAAATGATACCACTCCTATAAATTACATTGACAGAACACTTGTTCAGTATTATGAAAGTCCTATTAATCATTTGGAAAGTATGGTTAATGGAAAGATAGATGAAATTCCAGAAGATTACAGGTTCGGCTTTATGTATCTGCCAGAGTTAAAAACAAATTATATTAGATATAATTACACACCTAAAAATTATTTAATTTTAACCGATATAACAATTCGACGTAATGGAAAGGTTAAAAAAGTTATTGATGATTATGATGAACTTAAAAAGTGGGCTAACTTTTTTGATGTAGATGATCCACCCATACTTTTTCAGGGTTACCTTAACCAGAAGCAAAAAGATGAAGTTAGAGACTTTGTCTATAAAAAGAATTCAAATCAAGATAGGCAGAAATATTATAAAACATCAAACTTTGTTAAATTTTTACTTAGGATTGTTACTAGTGATATTAGTAAGAAAAAGTTAAACTATAAAAGTGATGATAGTAATATAGAAGGTGTTGTATTTAAGTTTTACAGAAAAAACGGGAAAGAAAAAGATTATACTGCAAAGATTGTAAACCCGTATGTTTCTAAAGTTTTTAACAAGGGAGATGAAGAAAGTGGAGAGCAGTTTAATAACCTTTACTATTTTTTGCTTATTGACTTTCTTAATTACTTACAAGTTACAGATTTAAGTAAGTATAGAGTTAATTCTAGACTTCCAAAGGATCAACGATATGTAAATTTTATGAGTAAAATCTTTGTAAACTTTATAAAGTATTTTGGAAGCCGCTATGATAACATTGATTTTGAAAAACCAGAAATCTTAAAGTCTAAAAACTTTGATATTAATTTTGATAATGTTAGTGTTAAGGCAGCTAAAGATTTAATTGAATCAAATGAAAATTATAAAGAAGTTTTTAAGATTTTATTAAGTGCATTTAGAAAGAAAAAAAAGAAAACAACAGAGTTTTTCACAAAAAATATATTGCATAAGTTTAATGAGTATGTTAAAAAAATTGATAATTATCTTGAAAACTATTCTTTAAGTGAAGAAAACACATTTGAAAATAATAGTTATAGTATTGATGATGAAAGCGATGAAGATGATTTAGTAGAAATAACTTTTGATGAGGATAAGGTTATGAGTTATGAAGAAGACCCAAATGATCCGCAGTCGTATGATCAGGAAGAATTGCTAATTGATTATGAATATGAAAAAAGTGAAAATTATTATGAATCTTATTTAGAACGTAATGAAAATATTAAAGAAAATGAGTGTTGGAAGTTTGAGTTTAATGATAATAACACTTTAGTTAATGTTGTTTTAGATGACTTTCAGCCAGTTACTTTAGAGCACTTGAGTTATTCATTTGATTCATCTTTGAATGGACTTCAAAGCGTTGCGGTTTGTGTGTGTTCTGAACATTTGTTTGGACAAAGTTTTACTGAATCTCTACTTAGTTCTATGGTCGATTCACAAGACAATAATTATATAAATTATATTATTTCTAATGCGGGTTCACTATCAACTATTTTTGAAAAGTTAAATCAGAGTGGTTATAAAGTTAATAAACTAATTGTAAATAAGTCAGATTTTGGTGATTTATCACAAAGTGTTCTAGAAAGCGATTCTAACAAAAGAGTGGTGTGTGTAGACTTTGATATTTTTAAGAACTACGTAAATGAACAGTTCAACTTTAATAATTGGAATCGAATAAAGCACTCTGTTCCTAGTTATGTTTATTATGAAATGGTAAATCATTTTGAATAAAAAAACTAAACAATTTGAAAGATGTTAAAAAAACCGGATAAAAGATGTAAAGGTATTAATTTTGCTTATATCATTGAAGATGAAGCCGAAAACATCGATTCCACCAGTAGTTACTTTTCTTAAAATAGCATTTTAATTATGTCAATAATAATTGGAACCGTAATATCATATTTTGTATTAAATGTATAGTTCTGCATATTGTCAACCTTCACCCAAAATAGAAAAAAGAGAAAAGGATTATTCTCTAATTTTGAAAATCGTTGAAAAACTTATTTATATTGAAGAAAATCAATTAATAAGTTGGTCTTTACGCAGTAACCATCCTGTCCAAGTAGTTTTATCAGTTAGTGAAATCGGTAAACCCATACCAGATTATTTAACCAAAAGTTATTTCAAGCAATTTGAACTGTTGTAAAATAAAACTTTATGTTAAAATAAATAAAAAAAGTATATGAAAAATAGAATAAAAACATTAAGCGAGTTTATAACAGAAAAAAGAAGACGTCCAGACGTTAATAAAAAAGAAAACCTATATGACTTTATAATTAGAGTAACAGATGACTTTGATGATGGATTAGAACCATGGTTTATTTCATTTAGAAAAAAAAGAACAACAACATTTATAAATCCTTTTACAGAATTTGAAACACCTGCTGGTTATTATTGCTATCCAACTACAACAAAACAATGGCCAGATTATTTGTTAAATTATTTAAGTAAATGGCATACAGGAAATTTTGAATTACGCAAATGGAAAGGTGAAGAGGAGTTTTGGCAGGCAATGAAATTGTCTTTTCCATATCTTCCAGAATGGGAAAATCTTAATATAATTGAAATGGTTAAAGTAAAGGAAAATTACTTGGGTGAAGAAATACTAAACCATGAATCATCTGATGGAGTGTATTTAAAAAAACTTTATAAATATGTTACAGAAAAAAATTATAAAGTATATTCTCAAATAATAGATGAATTATTTGATCTTTTACGAATAGTTGTTTATCATATGCCAAGTGAAGTTCATGATGAATATGATGATTATTATGAAAAAGTAAGTGAATTAATTGAAGATGTTAAAGCAGAGTATCCATTTAAAAGGGAAACACTTGATGCTTTATATGAAGCCATAGAAGAAGTTTGGGAACCTAACAGAATATGGTACTTTGTTGATTTATTTGGTGAATTGGGAGGAACTGAATCAAACCCAAAAGATGTAGCAAGATTAAAAACAAAAATATTTCTAGACCTTAATATTAAAGGTTTTGTTGATGACTTATCTGAAGATGATGGTGGTGGTTATATTCATCCTAATGAACCCACTCAGGCAGTATTTTTTACAAAGGATGTAGTAGATGAAATACATTCTTACGATTTTAAATTTAATAAACAAAACTTACCAAGTAACTTATGAGTAAGAAAAACTAAAAATCAGTAGTTTACAATTTTGAAACTTCTTTAAGAGAACAAAAATATTTTTATAGATGAAATCTTTTCAAGAATACATATTAGAAAAAAGTGAAAGTTCTACTTTTGTTGTTAGAGCAACTGAACATCCTGAAGAAGATTTAGAAAGAAACTTTAGTTCTACCTTTCCACAAGATGAAAATCGTACACGGAAAGAGGCTATGTTAAGTTATGCTGTTGATACTTCATGTTCACTTGAAAAATTAGCTCGTGGCGCTGTAGAAGACTCTTATAAAGAAGGAAAAGAAGAAGAAGTTAAAAAAGATATGCTTAACAACTTAGAGGTTGATGTACAGAAGTTAATTGATAAGTTGAATGTAAGTGGGATAGAAAGTGTAGATGATTTGTTTGAAGATTCTTTTGATACTAGTAAGTTTTTTGATAATATAAGTTGTGATTTACTAGATGAAGATACTCTAAAACGTTACTTAGCCAGTTACTACGTGGGAGAGTTTCCTGATTTTGAATATCATCCGCTTTATAATGGTTATGTTCCTGTTCATTACTGGGGACTCGGTGCATATGAACTGGATGCAAATAATTGGAAAGATGCAATAGAAGAAGCTAGAGAAAAATACGGTGATTATCCTGAAGATTTAACTCTTACAATGGACAGTGGTGATGGCCATTTTTTTAGTAATGAAGTTATTGATTATAAAAAGGCATCTGATAGATTGTATGTTTTTCAATTAAAAGGTTAATTATAAAATAAATATAAAAACTAACAATGCGCTTAAAATCTTTTCAAGAATACATTAATTCGACTTCCATTGATGAAGCACTTCATCCAAGTCAAGCAAAACCATATATTAAAACATGGAAAGAAGCAGGTGGTGAAAAATTCTATCAAGATATTTTTGGAAAGAAAGAAAATGGGAAACCCAAATATAGACTTTACTTAGAACTCGAAGAGTCTGAAGAACAAAAACAAAAGATAAGCAAAGATGTTAGAGATAGAATTAATAAAGCCTTAGAATATACAAACTATGAAGTTGAAAATTTTAACCAAAACCTAGCAGTTTCGGATAAAAGAACAACCAGTATTGTAAAAGTTTTAGTGAAAGATAGTGGTCTTAAAAAAAGTGATATAAATGTTCAAAAGTTAAAAAGTGATTACGAAAAAGAACTTAATAAGAAATCAACTCAAAGGAATCAAGATAACTATCTTGTAGTGATTTCAAGACACCCTTATGATATTGCAGGAATGAGCACGAATAGAGGCTGGACTAGTTGTATGGACTTAGATACTGGAGGTCAAACATTTCATATAATGGAAGATGTTAAAAAGGGAACTATAATTGCATATCTTATTAAAAAAGATGACTTGAATATTAATAATCCTGTTGCACGGGTTTTGATTAAACCATACGTCAGTGAAAACGGTGAAGAAATTGCTTTATTTAGAGATAAAGAAGTAGATGAAGTTAAAGGAGAACCAGTTAAAGGTTTCAAAGAAACCATTGATGCATGGCTTGAAAAGAATCAAAAACTAAATAAAACTAAATACAAACAACTTAAAGGGTTATATGACGAGGGAAGATGTGAATATAATCTAAACGCTTCAGTTGAAGCTATACTAAATGATTTTGTTGAAGGAACTTTTGAAATAGATGGAAACACAATTAATATTAAGGGTAATTTGAAATTAGAAGATGAACCCATATTTTACAAAAAAATTACAAAAAACTATAAGTTTGGATATGTTAGTGGCAACTTTGAATGTCGTGATAATAAATTAACATCCTTGAAAGGTGCTCCTGAAGAAGTTGGGGGTGATTTTTATTGTTTTTTTAATAAATTAACATCCCTGGAAGGTGCACCTAAAGAAGTTGGGGGTGATTTTTATTGTGATGAAAACAATTTAACATCGCTTGAGGGTGCACCTGAAAAAGTTGGACGTGATTTTATTTGTAAATATAATAAACTAAAAACTCTTGAAGGCGCGCCTAAAAAAATTAGGGGTGGATTTAATTGTTACTATAATAAATTAACATCCCTGGAAGGTGCACCTGAAGAAGTTGGAGGTAACTTTGATTGTTCTAATAATAATTTAACTTCCCTTGAAGGTGCTCCTGAAGAAGTTGGGGGTGATTTTGATTGTACTGAAAACAACTTAAAATCTCTTAAAGGTGCACCTAAGCACGTTGAAGGTTCTTTTGATTGTACTGAAAACAAATTAACATCCCTTAAAGGTGTACCTGAGTACATTGGAAATTCTTTTGAATGTACTGCTAATAAATTAACATCCCTGGAAGGTGCACCTGAAGAAGTTGGAGGTAACTTTGATTGTTCTAATAATAATTTAACTTCCCTTGAAGGTGCTCCTGAAGAAGTTGGGGGTGATTTTGATTGTAACCGTAACAATTTAATTTCCCTTGAAGGTGCTCCTGAAGAAGTTGGGGGTAATTTTGAGTGTAGACTTAACGAAGAAAAATTTACAAAAGAAGATGTTAAAGCGGTTTCTGATGTTAAAGGTGAAATAATAGTTTAACAAGTTAAAAAATTTTAAAAACAGTCTAGGTCTTGAAACTAATTATTTTTCTAATGTGTATACGAAGTAACATTATATTGTATAACCTATAAAAATCATTAGTTATGGAAAAATCAATTGAAAAAGAAACAACAAACCAAACAATTGAACTGTCATGCTTGAAGGAACCTGAAATTCCAGAGTATGCAAATATTTTAAGTTATTTTTATCGTGAATTGTTAAAAGATATGGCTAACTATTCAAATCTGAAAGTTACTAGTAGGCCATTGTTTCACGATGAAAATAACAACGTTGTAGAATGCTTTACTGAATCAGTACCACTTTACAGCTCTACTGACAATAAATCTGTAATTGGATTAATTCCATTTCCTTGGCGAAATGAAGATGCAACATATTACTTTTATGATGTTAGTGTAGGAAAAACTATTAAAAACGGTTATGACGGTAGTGAAGAAAGTTACTATCTTCAAATGAGATATGGTTATAGCCAATAAAGTTTTTAACTAAGTTATAAATTAATTTAAAATCCCACTTTTAAAAAGTGGGATTTTTTTTATTGAAATAAATACTTAAAAAGTATAAAAATTGAATTTACAAAGTTTTGATGAATATCTTGAATTATATGAAAGCGATGATGGTATAAGCATGGATCTTTCTAGAAGGGGACTTCGTGATAAGGCTCGCAAAGCCAGAAAAAAACGTAGAACTACAGAAAGTGATAGAAGACAAATGAGAAGAGCCTTTCGTAGAAGTAAAATACGAAAACGTGGAAAGCCCTATCTTGAAAGATATGGACTTCAAAAATTACTAAAGCGACGTAATGTTATTGATGAAAATGAATCAATAGATGATGTTTATAGTCCTAATAGAGCTGGTGGTAGAAAACTGTTAAGAGATACACTTAAAGTAGTTAGACAGGATAAGCACTTAGCCAAAAAGAAGTTAATGCAGTCTTTTAGGGCTTCACAAAACAAACTTGGTTGGCGTGGTGAAAAGAAAAAAGAGCAGTTAAAACGTAGATTTCCAGATAATCCCAAAAAACAAAAGTTAACACGACGTCAAAAACAACGAATACGAAGAAAAAACAAAAGCGATCCCAGGTTTTACCGCAACACTCCTTATTATTGGGCATTAGTAAAGTTAAAGAAAAACTGGGATAAGCTTCCTTCTAAAGAAGACTAAAAAAAATTAATTATGAAAAACAAACTACCTACATTCAATGAATTTATTGATGAAAATAAGCAAAGTTATAATAGCCTTTACGAATCAAAAGTATATACAAAAGATGATGTAAAAAGTGTTATACAAAAAATAAAACAATCAGTTGATGTTCCTTATATTGATGTTCAAAAAAAGACAGAAAAAAGTAAATCGCTTGTAATATACATAACTTATTATCCTGAAATTGACTGGTTTTTTAAATATGAAGTAACAGCTAACGGAAATGCTAAAGTTTTAGATGCTGGACATAGAGCTAAAGATATTGTAATGTATAGCACTAAGTATGATTATGAAAAATTTAAATTTTTATCAATAAAGGAACTTATAAATAAGTTAAATGAAATTAAAAATGTAGTTAAAGAATTCAAAGAAGAACAAGAAAAACCTTCTATATCATTATTAAAAATTAGTAAAAGTAATACTATACTTACAGGTGAAAATTTACAAGGTCACTTAACACAAAAAGAATTAAACAAATATGTACACAATGCTATAGTTGATTTAGTTCAAAAAATTAGAAAATATGATAACTATGTATCTGTTATAGAAGGTTTATTAGGGATAGAATATCATCATAACATAGATATTGAGAATTCGATGAGTGCATATGAAATAGCTGATATAGTTATAAAAAAACTAGATATTATTGGAAATGTAAAAAATGACTCATTAAGAAATTATTTAGTTGATAGTACTCCGATATTGCTAAAGACAGTTGCAAAATACATATTAAAAAATAATAAAGATATTGAACTTTCATTTTTGTCAGTTGACCCAAAACCATATCCAGAGTTAAATAAAATTGACGTTGATTTAACCCCTTATACAACAGATAAAACTCTTATACATAAAATGGTATAAGCTTTAGCTCTCCGAAACACCTTTATTAGAACTTTCATCTAAACGTTGTTGAAATTCTTGATTACTGCGAAGACTATAGTTAGTATCCCATTCCCGTTTAACCATTGTAACTTTTTGAATAATTTGCGAATTTCCTATATCGTAATGAATATCAAAATCAGTTACAACATATTTTCCTGAAAGAAATTCATCTAGTTTTGTTTTGGTTTCTTTTGTTTCTTGTTGTTCTTCGGGTGGGGTGTTTTTCTGAACTTGATGGAAGTTAGAAATAAAGTACAAAAATAGAGGCATCCGTTGGAATCTAAGAATATTGGGGTTCCATGAACCTAAAGTAACATTTAATTGCATTTTGTATATTTCTTGATAATTTTGAAAGTTTTGAATTTTTGAGTATAGGTAGTTAGGATGCACACTACCACCATCGGTATTTGTTTGTATTCCTAGCCACTTATGTTTATTTTCATCCCTCCAATGTTCCTCATCTAAACGCCCGCGCAATATTCTTTTATCATCATTGGCTTCCGTATTTTGAGGCTGAACAAATTGATCTTCATAGCTCTTTTGGTTTTGGTCATAAAATTTTGCATATCGTTTATAACCGTTGTTGCGAACAATATCACCACTTTCGTTTTCTAATGTGTAAGATTTAATATACTTATCTTTCATTTGTTCTCTATTAGCATTTGTTAAAAACAGTACATTTTCCTCTGATAATTTTTCTTCTAAATCTTTGCCTGTATAATAATCATTATTGTAGTAAAAGCCATCTTGAGCGGGTTCCAAATTATCTGATTCGTTAAACAACTTATTAACATCTACAAAGTTTAAGTAATAGTATATATCTATAAAACACACAAAAAAGCTTTTTTCATCTTTATATGCATGTGAACAAACCGTTTTAATAAATCTAAAATATGAATCAAATGGACATATCCAATTCATTTTGTCATCTGTTGAATCTACATTACTCGCAAAACCAAGATTTAAGTCTTTAGCAATTTCTTGTAACACTTCATAACTTGTTTTTTCTTTAAAGGATTTACAAACTTCACCAAAAAGTCTTGGAACTTTAAGATAGCCATTTATTGTGTATTCATTCCCCCTACCTTCTTTTCTAGAGGTTGATGAATTTACACTAGTTATTAAATAATCATTTCTTAGTGGTTTTAGTTGATCAGTATATGTTCTTAAAAAGACTGATAGTGTTTCTCCATCAAGTGGGTAATTTGCATCCAAAAAATCTAAGTTTGGATCTTTAATTCTTGTGCTTATAGTTGGTAAAAAGTCTTTGTAGCCACTTGAACTTAATCTAAACCTTAAAATATGATTTTGGTTAAATTGTTGGCTTAAAATTTTCATTAAAGGATAAACACTTCCCAGTCTTTTTTCTTCATGGGAGCCTGATTGATCCTGTTCTTCTGGTGATATATCGGGTATTGATAGTTCATCTAGTTCAATCTCTGGATCAAATCTTTTCTTTACCCGCCAATCATGTGGAGCTGGCATTTTTTCTTTATTTATTATTGTTTATTTGAATAAATAAACGGTAATAACCTATCAAAAAACTAAAAATTAAAATCAATTTTTAATGGAGTTGGAAAAATTCAAAGATTATGTAAAATCAAAAAAGAAAACAGACTATAAACCTTTTTTTAACTGGTTAAAACCACAAATGAATCTCAATAAAAAAGAATTAACTTTTTTAGGACGTGGTGGTTCGGGTGTTGTTTTCGCCATTGACAAATTTCGTATTATGAAATTTGTTAGCACTTCCAATAATGATATAGTTGGTGGAATAAATGATCTTAAAATGGCAAAATTCCTTTATGAAAATAACATTAAAAATGCTATTAAAGTTTATCAACACGGTATAATTCATGTTCCAGAGCGATATATTGATAACATTTCACTAGGTTATATGTCAACTGCTAAAAAAGATAAAATAGGTTATATTATTCAAGAAAGACTGTATAGTATGGATAAATTTATAAGTAAATTTGAAGATGTTGAAGAAGTATTTAATAGAGATATTGATGGTGATTATGAGTATTTTTATGGTATTGAATTTAGAGATATGTTAAAAGAAAAGTATAATATGAAGATAGGTAAAATAACATCTTTTATGAGTTTTTTAGTTGAGATTTGCCATCAGTTTAACCGTAAAATTATAAATGAAATACTAAACACAATTTTAGAATTTTATACAAAAAGTCAATTTAACTTTATAAAAGAAATTGTAAATGTTATAAAGTCTTTATATGAGCAAGGGATAAAGTGGCGAGATGTTCATCCAGAACAGTTTGGTTATAATATAAAAGGTAAACTTAAAGCCTTTGATTTAGATGATAATACAGTTTTTAATACTGTTAATTATAGTTCTAAAAATACTATAAAAGAACACAAATCAAATAAATAAAAAAACTAACAATGCGCTTAAAATCTTTTCAAGAATACATTAATTCGAGTTCCATTGATGAAGCACTTCATCCAAGTCAAGCAAAACCATATATTAAAACATGGAAAGAAGCAGGTGGTGAAAAATTCTATCAAGATATTTTTGGAAAGAAAGAAAATGGAAAACCGAAATATAGATTATATCTTGAACTTAAAGAATCTGAGGAAGAGAAACAAAAGATAAGTAAAGATGTTAGAGATAGAATAAATAAAGCTTTAGAATATACAAATTATGAAGTTGAAGATTTTAATAAGAATATAGCAGTTTCGGATAAAAGAACAACCAGTATTGTAAAAGTTTTAATGAAAGATAGTGGTCTTAAAAAGAGTGATATAAATGTTGAAAAATTAAAAAGTGATTACGAAAAAGAACTTTCTAAAAAATCAACTCAAAGAAAACAAGATGATTATTTAGTAGTTATTTCACGGCATCCATACGATATTGCGGGGATGAGCACGGATAGAGGTTGGACTAGTTGTATGGACTTAGATACTGGAAGTAAAACATTTTATATAATGGAAGATGTTAAAAAGGGAACTATAATTGCATATCTTATTAAAAAAGATGACTTGAACATTAATAACCCCGTTGCACGGGTTTTGATTAAACCATACGTCAGTGAAGATAGTGAAGAAATTGCACTGTTTAGAAATGAAGAAATTAAAGGAGAAACAGTTAAAGGTTTTAAAGAAACCATTGATGCATGGCTTGAAAAGAATCAAAAACTAAGTAAAACTAAATACAAACAACTTAAAGGGTTATATAGAGCTGGAAAGTGTGCATATAGTCCAAATGCCTCAGTTGAAGCTATACTAAATGATGTTGTTGAAGGAACTTTTAAGATAGATGGAAGTACAATTCATGTTGATGGTCATGTAGATTTATTAAGCCAACCGCAAATTTATAAAACAATTATAGAAAATTATAAATTTGGGTATGTTAGTGGTAAATTTGATTGCTCTGATAATAATTTATCAAATTTAAAAGGTGTACCTAAAACAGTTGTTGGTCATTTTCTTTGTACATATAATAATTTAAAATCCCTTGAGGGTGCACCCGAATATGTTGGTGGATATTTTGAATGTATGTTTAATAAACTAACATCCCTTAAAGGTGCTCCTGAATATGTTGGAAGCAACTTTAATTGTAGATTTAATGAAGAAGATTTTACAAAAGAAGATGTTAAAGCTGTTTCTGATGTTAAAGGTAAAATAATAGTTTAATAAAAAAAAAATAATAATGCGAATAAAGTCCTTTCAAGACTATTTAACAGAGAAACGAAGAAATCCAGAAATTAATAGAAAAATAAACTTTATTGAATTTATTAAAAACACTATTGGAAATGATAGTTTGGATAACTGGTTTATTTCATTTCGAGAAGAAGATACTGTAACATTTATAAATCCTTTTACTGGTTATAATACTCCTGCTGGATATTATGCATATCCGTTAAGTAAAAAAGATTATGATTTAATAACTAAAAATTTAACACATAAGAGTAGTAATGATGAAATAAAAAAACGTTTGGAAAAAGTTTATCCTTTTGTTCCTGATAAATCTAATACAATTCATTTATTTAAAATTAAACAAAATAAAATTAAACAAAATAAAATTTTAACTGAAAATTCAAATGCTTTTAACCATATTAAAGAATTCTATGATGTATGTAAATCAAACAAAAAACTAAAAAACAATCTTCCAGATGATGCTTTTGAATTATTGTATAATTATATAAATGAAAATATTTCAGAAGTTTTTTTTAACTTAGATAGTTTGGTGAGCGATATTAACGTTATTTCAAAAGTTCCTGAAGAAAAGTGGGAAAAATTAGAAGATGCTTTAAATAATGATTCGTATACAAAAATACTTTGGTTTTTTGTAAATAATTATGTTGATTTGGCTTTATTGGCTTTAGGGAAAAGTAACGGACCACAGCTTAAAACAAAGATTTATCTTGATTTGGGTGTTGAAGGATTTATTGATGAAGGAGAGGATTGGTTCATTCATCCTAATGAACCAGAACAAGCTATATTTTTCACTAGAGATGTTATCGATGGGCTTTATTCGTATGATAACAAAACAATTTTTAATGAAACAGATTATATTTTTTCAAATGTTGTTTCTGGTAATTATAATATATCAAAAAATAACATTGTTAATGTTAATGGGGATGTAAATTTTAATTATAAGTCAGAGGACTATAAAAAAGTTATAAAAAAATATAAATTTGGACACGTCAGTGGTGATTTTATGTGTTCTAATAATAATTTAACATCCCTTGAAGGTGCTCCTGACAATGTTGGGGGTAATTTTATGTGTTCTAATAATAATTTAACATCCCTTGAAGGTGCTCCTGACAATGTTGAGGGTAGTTTTATGTGTTATGATAACGAATTAACATCCCTTGAAGGTGCTCCTGAAGAAGTTGGGGGTGATTTTGTTTGCACTAATAATAATTTAACATCCCTTGAAGGTGCTCCTGAAGAAGTTGGGGGTGATTTTGTTTGCCCTGTTAATAAATTAACAACTCTTGAAGGTGCACCTGAAGAAGTTGGGGGTGATTTTAATTGTTCTGATAATAAATTAACATCCCTGGAAGGTGCACCTGAAGAAGTTGGGGGTAGATTTATGTGTTCTCGTAATAATTTAACATCCCTGAAAGGTGCACCTGAAGAAGTTGGGGGTGCTTTCTTTTGTTTTAAAAATGATAAACAGTTTACAGAAGAGGATGTTAAAGCTGTTTCTGATGTTAATGGTAAAATAAAGCTGTTCTAATGTAGGTGGTAATATAGTGACTAAGTTAGAATAAAGTAAATAAAAAATCAACAATGCGAATAAAATCTTTTCGAGACTATTTAAGTGAACAGAATCAGATTAATGAAGATGTTTTTAATACAACTCAATACACTCACGTTATACGTTTACATGAACATATAAGTAAATGGGTGGAAAATTTTTATAGCTACGATAAGTTTTCATGGGGTTCAGCTAAAGAGATTTTAAAGTCAATTTTTGTTACTAAAAATATTGATAATTATAGAGGAGGTTATCCCAGAGACAATCACTTAAGAATAACAGAAGATGGTGTTGTATTAATGCTTTATGATGAATATACTGATGATGATAGTGCAAAAGTAAACGCGGGAGA